ACTACATGCTTGTTTTCCAGGCAGAACACAACATTCTCATGCATCCTTTCCACATGTTGGGAGTTGCTGGTGTCTTCGGTGGTTCTCTTTTCTCTGCTATGCACGGATCTCTCGTCACCTCTAGTCTTGTACGTGAGACGACAGAAAATGAATCACAGAACTATGGGTACAAGTTCGGACAAGAAGAAGAGACCTACAACATCGTTGCTGCACACGGATACTTTGGACGACTGATTTTCCAATACGCATCGTTCAATAACTCTCGTTCACTTCACTTCTTCCTTGCTGCTTGGCCTGTTGTTGGTATCTGGTTCACTGCTCTTGGTGTTAGCACCATGGCATTCAACCTGAATGGTTTCAACTTCAATCAGTCCATCGTTGATAGTCAAGGTCGTGTACTCAACACCTGGGCAGACGTGCTGAACCGCGCTGGTCTGGGCATGGAAGTGATGCACGAGCGCAATGCTCACAACTTCCCTCTTGACCTTGCTGCTGCTGAGTCAACTCCTATTGCTCTCACTGCTCCTAGCATTGGTTGATAAAAACTGAATAACTGATATAATTAAGAGGGTATAACAACCCTCTTTTTTTATGTCTCATAATAATCAACATCATCCTATGGAACCCTGGATCATTTGGGCAGGTGTAGGTATGATGTTATTCACAGTTCTTGTGTTTATTTTATTTACTCTAGGTCAGATTTATTGGGGATAGAAAGTTATGTTTATTTTTAAAGTAGGTGATATTTGCAGAATTGATAATCCAAATCAAAGAAGGTATGGAAGAGAATTTGAAATTCTAGGTTTTATGTATGATAAAGATGATGAGCATTTTCCTCCAATTGCAATGAAAGTTAGATACTTAGACACCAATCGTAAAGGAACATATGACTGTTCATTTGATTCTCTCGTTGTAATTGGATAAGCACTAATACTCATTGACCTCTTTGTTAACTAATGTTAAGATAAATATGAGAAATAACTAAGGAGGTTATGACTTCTTCAACACTTTCACAACCAATTTCACAAAGGGGATGGTTCGATGTCCTGGATGACTGGCTTAAACGAGATCGCTTTGTATTTGTGGGTTGGTCTGGACTATTACTTTTTCCCACTGCTTATCTTGCCCTTGGTGGCTGGCTTACTGGCACAACGTTTGTTACAAGCTGGTACACCCACGGGTTGGCGTCTAGTTATCTTGAAGGCGCTAATTTTCTCACAGCAGCTGTTTCGACGCCTGCAGATGCTATGGGTCATTCTCTTCTTCTACTTTGGGGTCCTGAGTCTCAAGGGGATATCGTCAGGTGGTTCCAACTTGGGGGACTCTGGCCTTTTGTGGCGCTCCACGGATCTTTCGCTCTGATTGGATTCATGCTTCGCCAGTTTGAGATTGCTCGTCTGGTAGGTATTCGTCCTTATAATGCAATTGCATTCTCTGGTCCTATCGCAGTATTCGTTTCAGTATTCTTGATGTATCCACTGGGACAATCCAGTTGGTTCTTTGCTCCCTCCTTTGGTGTAGCAGCAATCTTCAGGTTTCTTTTATTCCTTCAGGGTTTCCATAACTGGACTCTCAATCCCTTCCACATGATGGGAGTTGCTGGTATACTTGGTGGAGCACTGCTCTGTGCGATTCATGGAGCAACTGTAGAAAATACTCTATTTGAAGATAGTGATCAAGCAAACACTTTCAAAGCATTTGAACCTACACAAGAAGAAGAGACCTATTCGATGGTTACAGCAAATCGTTTTTGGTCACAGATTTTCGGCATTGCTTTTAGTAACAAGCGTTGGCTTCATTTTTTCATGCTGTTTGTACCTGTCATGGGGTTATGGACTAGTAGCATTGGTATTATCGGTCTGGCTCTTAATCTTCGTGCTTACGACTTTGTAAGTCAGGAGATTAGAGCGGCAGAGGATCCTGAGTTTGAAACGTTCTATACAAAGAACATCCTCCTTAATGAGGGACTTCGAGCGTGGATGGCTCCAGTAGATCAACCACACGAGAACTTTGTGTTCCCAGAGGAAGTCTTGCCTAGAGGTAATGCTCTGTGATATACTAGGAGGGGAAACCCTCCTTTTTTATGATTAGTTTAAAAACAATTCATGAATTAGTAGATATACTAGAAAATATTGATCCCAATCTATCCAATAAATTTAAAAAAATAAAAACACCAATTAATTTTTTTGATGTACTAAACATATTTGGATATAATGAGTTACCAAAAATAATAGTATATAAAGATACTAATATAAAAATAGAAATATGTGATGAAGAATTTCATTTGTTATTATCTAATAATAGGTGGATGACATTTTCTCCTTATACATTCGAGCAAATATTTGAACTATACTCTCATTATTCTTTAGCTGAAGGTCATTGTATTTGCACTGGACTAGGATTTGGATTAAGAGAAAAATGGTTACTATCAAATAAAAAAGTTTCTAAAGTAACAGTTTTAGAAAATAGCAAAGAGATAATAGAATATCACAAAAAGGTAAATCCAAACCTAGTAGAACAAATTGAAATTATTAATTGTAATGCTTCTGAATTTAAAGGAAAATGTGATACTTTATTATTAGATCATTATGAATATGAATCTACATTCAATCTAAAAACTTTTTCTGATTTTGATAATATAAAAATTTGCTCAGAAAACATAGATCACAAAAAACTATGGTTTTGGCCAATAGAGGAGATTATTTCTAGAAATGATTTAGCAGATGAATATGCAACATATCAACTCTTAAGAAAAGAATATCAAACTCTACCTAATATAGAAAAAGATAAGTTGATTTCTTATTGTAAAATATTTAATTTTTTTAGTCGATGAATATGATTAGTTCAGAAACTCCATATAAATTAGCAGAAATCATACGAGATACTTGGCCACAACTTTATTTTAATAATAAATACAATACAAAAAAAATTACAAAGGAATTGAAGAATATGGAAATTAAGAAGAATGTTTTTGTAGTTTATTCTAAAGATGGATGCCCTTGGTGTGTAAAGATTAAACAAGCTTTAGAGCTTGCAGAAGTTACTCATGTTGTATATAATCTAGATGAACATTTTACTAGAGAGGATTTTTACAAAGAGTTTGGTGAAGATTCAACTTTTCCTCAAGTAATGATAGATGGAACTCCAATTGGTGGATGTTCTGATACTATTAAATATATGAAAGAGCAAAAAATCGTTAACTTTTAATGGAAAATAATTTTAAAAATTTAGAAATTTTTTTTGATGTAGAAAAAGCTATTGATTATGCTTTTGAGGGTAGATTCGTTCTTAATTTTTATGAATATTTAAAAGTAAAAGAATCTAAGAGAAAAGACGTTGAAGAATTTCTGAACAGTTCTTGCTATAAAAACATAGTAGAGATTGTTAAAAATCTAGAGGAGTATCTAGAAGGCGGATCGGATAATGCACATAAGCAATTGAGAGAAGCATACGGACATATCTCTAAACCAGAAGCGAGGAAAATTAAAAATTACTTAATTGAAATTTTAGAAGATTCGGAAAAATATTTAAATGATAAAAGACCAGGAAGGAAAAGAAAACAAACTAAATAAGTCAGATCTCCAAATCAACAGGGGATTTGAGTTGATGTTGAGAACTACTAACAGAGGAGGAGATAAAAAACCAAAGACTTTCGAAATAAGTTTTGGTAAAATGTTTAGTCTCTTTAAAAGAGAAATACATTTTAACTTAAACTTCTTCTTAAATATAACCCAAAAACAATAAGGGAGAAAAACCATGTTAGCAGTAACTCTCACTTTAGGTACACTAATATCTGTAATGTTCTTTTTTGTGGGAGGCGTTATTGGATGGACAGCAAAGCAATATTTTGTAGAAAAAAATTATATTGCATATACTCATCCAGAAATGTTTGACCAAAATGGTAATATAATACCCGACGAAATTTTAGCCGTGAGATTTGAAAACGATTATGACTACAACGAAGACGAAGACGAAAACGAATAGTTCCGTAGAACTTCCACCAAATGCTTTTCAATATGAAATTTTAGAGTTAGTTTCCATTCAAAAAACTAACTCTAAAAAAATTGAAATCTTGCAAAAATATGCTAATGATGCATTGAAGGTTATTCTTGTTTGGAATTTTGATGATTCTGTAATATCACTTCTTCCCCCCGGAGAAGTTCCCTACTCTGGTATTGAAGAACAAACTCTATTGAATGGAAGTTTGAGTGATAATTTAACTAAGAGAGCGAATAATCAATCTCCAGAAACTATTGCTTTTGCTGGTACTGAAGAACGTGTAGATGCTCAACACACGTCCATAAGATCCGAGTATAAAAATTTTTACAACTTTGTTAAAGGTGGAAATGACAGTATTTCTTCAATGAGAAGAGAGTTGATGTTTATAAACATCCTAAAAGGATTGCACCCTAAAGAAGCAGAAATTTTGTGTTTGGTAAAAGATAAAAAACTTGCCGATAAATATAAAATATCTCTTGAAGTAGTAAAAGAAGCCTATCCTGATATTACTTGGGGTGGTCGCTCATGAGAGGAGTAGTAGCAGGTAAAAAAATGGAGCAATGGACTCAACAAGAAAAGAAAGAACTTCCAACTCAGTATGGATGCGAATTGCTCTTTGAAAGAGCTACCTTAGAACAAGTCAAGGATAAAAGTCTTCCTAGTGATGCGTATATTATTATCTACGAAGTAGATGGAAATTCATATATGGATTTATGTAGGGGAACTAAGGTTAAAATTTTTGATCTTTATTATGATAAGTTTGGTCCTGGGTCAGTTAAAAAAATTGATTTTGGATACGGACGTACTAATCCCAAACTATGGGGATATAAACAACCAGAAAAAAAGAAAAAAAGATGAGTGAAGGTTTTACTAATAAGAAATCTGATAAAAGATCTTACAACGAAGAAGTTCAAGATATTCTAAGAAAGTATAAAAAAATTAAAAAATATATGCGTTCTTCTCTTTTCAATGTTAAAATGATTGATGGTACAGAAAAGATCGTGAGTGAACTTATGAAAGATCAAGGAGCAAATTGAAGAGAAGTGGGAAAGCATTACTTACTTAACTTGTACGGATGCTCGTTTGTCCTTTTGGATGACGAGCGTTGTCTTATTGACTTACTAGAAAACGCAGCAGTTGCTAGTGGTGCTACTGTGATTCAGACTATCTCAAAGAAGTTTGAACCACAAGGAGTTACTGTAGTCTGCTTGCTTTCGGAAAGTCATATCAGTATTCATACTTGGCCTGAGGAAGGTAAAGCAGCAGTTGATGTTTATACTTGTGGCGATTGTAACCCAAAGATCGGGTGTGATATGATCATCCATCAACTTTATGCTCAAGATCATACGCTCAGTTATATTGAGCGGTAACTAAATACACTATATCTGGAGAAGACTATGCTCTCTACTCAGTACCGTTTGCGCCTTGAAGCAATTTGTGAACGTATTGCAAAAGGCGAATCTGTAGAGCTAAGTGATATGATTTGGGCTGAAAAACTTGCTAAATCAAATCGTTCTGCTGCAACTATTCTGAGGCAGGCACGAAGACGTGCTGCTAATCCTGATATGCAGGAGGGTAGCCTTGATGATTTCATGAATGCTCTGGACCTTGGTGATCCAGATCCTTCAAATCATAGAACTGGATTTTATAGCGCGGATGATATAATTGATTTCTTTTCTGGAGATAAACCAGATGATTGGAGACAAAGGGATTAAAAATTGTATCACATTTTACAAAAAGACTTGTCTATATAGAGGCAATAGGTCTATAATGACCTTACGTTCATCCCTATGGGACGGAAGTAAGCCGACTCGGAACGGATCGTTCATCTATGGAAGCACTCCTTTTAACCTGCCTACAAGCAAATTTTATTATTGGAAGGGTACTTACTCATCCAAAGTTAGATGCCCAACAAAAAAATGATATCGTTTGGGAATTAAAACAAGTAACTAGAAAAGGTTGTTTCATAGACGCAAAAGCCGACTGAAGGAACGCTCTTTAACCACAAAATTAAGGAGAACCCTAATGTCTAAAGTTGTATATCGTGGTGTCGAATACGATACTACAGATCGTCCTAATCAAAATGTAAGACCACCAGCACACGTAGAAATCTATCGTGGGGTTTTATTTTATGTTGATGAAAATGGAAACAAACTCTCTATGGAAAAATCCAAGGGAGGTGCAAAATGAACACTTACTTCGTTCGTTATCTTAAGAAAAAAGCAAAGAAAGAAAATCTTCTTAAAGCTGCACAATTAAATATGGCGAAGCAACCACAGATTGCTTGATCAAAGAGGGGACTTGACTCCCCTCTTTTTTTTGTGTATAATTACCTTTGTCGAGGTTGATTAAATGGATAGAGAGAAGCTTAAAGTAATCATAACTCAGATGGAAACTTTACTTGATGTTCTTAAATCAGAGGTTTACTCTGATCCATCTTCGTACTATAATAATGAGAAGCATATTCCTATTTTGGATTATGATGAAATCTATGACGATGATGATGGTTACCCAGATTAAACATGTATGAAGATTTAACTGCTTTCGAAAGAGCACTTGCTAGGTTTGGAGATAAGGTCCAATATGTAATTGGACTTGAGATTACAAACAGAATGAGTCCTGAAACTGCATATCAGGAAATAAAAGAAATGATGAAGGAACTTAAAAAACTTCGTAAAAAAGAAAAAGAAACTTGGGAGAATGGCGAATGACTCAAAGTGTAAAACTTATTAGTGTAACTCCAGGAGCTGAAAAGCACATGGCGTACTGTGCTCGTGTAAGTAATCCTAATAATCAAGAGAATGAAAATTTTACTGGACTAATTAAGTATTGTATTAAGCATCAGCATTGGAGTATTTTTGAGCAGGCATTTATGACTGTTGAAATTAATACAACACGAGGACTAGCAGCACAAATTCTACGTCACCGTTCATTTACATATCAAGAATTTTCACAGAGGTATGCTGATACTTCCCTCCTAACCGATCATATTCCTGTTCCAGATCTTCGTCGTCAGGATGAAAAGAATAGGCAAAACTCCACCGATGATCTTGAAGGATATCTAAAGTTAACTCTTCAGGGAGAGATTGCTAATCACTTTGCTAACGCGAATGCCCTCTACAAGCGTCTTCTGAACGCAGGAGTTGCTAAAGAATGTGCAAGGTTCGTACTTCCTCTAGCAACCCCTACACGCCTCTATATGACCGGTTCTGTGCGGTCTTGGATCCATTACATTGATCTTCGTTCTGCTAATGGAACTCAGAAGGAACATATGGAAATTGCAGAACTTGTAAGGTGTATTTTCTGCTGTCAATTCCCAACTGTATCTGAAGCACTTGGATGGACGCCTAAAGATTATTGCCCAGAATGTGTGGATGCCCCTTCAATAACTATTGAATAAATATAATGTATTAAATTTTTATAAGATGGTTTATGAGAGTATTTCAAAACATTAAACCAGATATAATCGTAGGATTAATTGTAAATTGCGGTGTAGTAGCAATATTTCAAGGTAGATCAGAAGCTGGTCCCAGAGCTCTTGGTAATAGATCCTTGCTTTTTAATCCATTAATGTCTCGTGGTAGAGAGTATGTAAACAAGTTGAAAAAGAGAGAGCAGTGGAGACCTTTTGCTGGAGTAGTTTCTCTAGATGACGTACACGATTGGTTTGATATTGGTAGATTAGATAGTTCTCCTTTCATGACTTATGCAGTCAATGTAAAAGAAAATACTGAATTTAAACTACACTCTATCACTCACAATGATGGAACTTGTAGGATTCAAACTATAACGGAAGAGCAGAATAAGCATTTGTATGCATTGCTTATGACCTTAAAGGATCAAGGTCTTCCTCCTATTCTAGGAAATACCTCTTTTAATCTAGCTGGAGAACCTCTTGTTGAAACATATGATGATGCAATAAATACATTGAAAAATTCAGAACTTGAGTTCTTGTATCTTCCTGAGACAATGGAATTAGTCTACATCGCAAACGAAACAAAATGAAAATATTAGGAATTAACATTTCTCATCATTCTTCATCATGTCTTTTAGAAGATGGGAATATTCTTTACTTTTTAGAAGAGGAAAGAATCTCTAGGATAAAAGAACACTGTTATCTTTGGAATGGTGAGACTGCATTTTTTATTAATAAATTAAAATCATACACAAACCATGTAGATTACATTATCTTTTCCTCTTTTGGTAGAGAAATTGGAGATGATTCTGGTAAGTATTCCAATCATGATAAAGATCCAGACAAATATTTGGTTGAAAAACTTTTAACACAAATCAAAGAGTCTGGTATTGGTGTTGGTGAAGTTGTGTTTAGTAAAAATGAACATCATTTATACCATGCATCAAATGCTTTTTATGGATCTGGATTTGATGATGCAGTTTGTTTGGTGATGGATGGTGGAGGCGCTTTGTATAATGACGAGGATAAATCTTTAGCGCGATTAACTGGCGAAGAAGATCCTTTGTTCCGAGAGATAGAATCATATTATCAATTCTCATACGGACAAGAACCAAAAACTCTTCATAAACACTACACTTATGAAGATGATTTTGAGAAATCATTTGTTTATAAGCATAATGGTAATGTATTTTCTAGTACCAGAAGTAATGGTGGATTATTTAATATTCTAGGGTCTGTTCTTGGTTTTAATTCTGGAGTGGATGCTGGTAAAGTTATGGGTTTATCTTCTTATGCAAAGAAAGAAAAAGGAGATTCTGATAGGTGGTATGAAAACATTGATTGGTTCGTAGAGAAAGAGGGGGAGTGGATAACTTCTGAAAAAGTTAGAATTAAGGATTTTGATGATAACTGCAAGTTTAATAGGTTTAAGTTTGAAGAAGAGGATCTTAGACTAAAATCTAAATTAGCAAAGAAACTTCAAGATGAAACTTTAAATCATACAAATCGATTAATTAAAAAAGCTTTCGAACTATCAGACTCTAAAAATATTGTTCTGTCTGGTGGTTATTCTTTGAATTGCTTAAACAACTTCAAGTATCTTGATTCTTTACCATCGGATGCTAATATTTTTATTGATCCTATTTCTAATGATGCTGGTACTGCTATGGGAGCAGCAAAATATCTGTGGTATAAATTGAGCGGGTCTACAAATAAAAATCCCCTTAAAAATTTATTTTTAGGTTAATATGAATTGTATTGAAGATGTTTCTTATTTTGATGTAATTCAAAAGATCCTAGAGTCAAAGATAGTAGCAATATTTCAAGGAAAATCTGAGGGTGGTCCTAGAGCTTTGGGTAATAGGTCAATACTATTTGACCCAAGAGTGCCTAATGGGAAAGATATTGTTAATACTGTAAAGAAAAGAGAATCATTTAGACCTTTTGCTGGGTCTATTTTGTATGAACATTCTCACGATTGGTTTGATATGTTGGGTTTAGATGAGTCTCCATTCATGACCTATGCTTTTCAATGCAGAGAAGATAAAAAGAAATTTATACCTTCCATTGTTCATATTGATGGTACATGCAGAATACAGACAGTTAAAAAGAAACAAAATGAAGTATATTATTCTTTAATTCATGAGTTTTATAATCAAACTGGCGTTCCCATATTATTAAATACTTCTTTCAATCTAGCTGGAGAAGCAATGGTTGAAACTCCCGAAGATGCTATTCATACCTTTAAAAATTCGGGTATTGATTTTTTGTATTTTCCGGAAATAAAATGCTTATTGGAGAAGAATAGATGAAATGGACTTTAGGTGTAAGTGTTGCAAACCATGACGCATCAATATGCTTATTGAGAGATCATAAGATAGAACTTTTTTTGCAAGAAGAACGTTCTTCTAGGTATAAGCATGATTCGGATTTACCACTAAAGAGTCTCGATGAAGTAAAAAAAATTACTCATACTATTGATGATTTGGTCATAGTAAATTGTCCCAGCGAAGAAAGATTTCTTATTAGAAGTTCTTTAGTGAAGATGGGAGTTAAAGTTTTAAATTTAACTGATTGGGGAGATAAGTTTCATCACTTATATCATGCTGCTTCTGGATTTTATCATTCTGGTTTTAAGAAAGCTTTCTGTTTGGTTATAGATGGGTGGGGAGACGCTACTAATATTTCCCTTGACGATGAATATGGAAAAATAGAAGGATATGAAACTACTTCTATTTTTACAGCAGAAAGCACGGGTCAATTTAATTTGTTATATAAACATTTGCATTATGATCCATCAAAAACTGATGTTCTAGCTACAACTTCAGTCGATCCAGAAAAGTTTTTGCGTAAAGATAGTCGATATGATGTCAGTCATCGAATAGATATTGGTGTTTTATATGGAACAGTAGCATCACATGTTGGTTTTGATCCAGTTGAAGGTGGTGGAAAGTTGATGGGAATGGCTCCTTATGGATTTGATGATGATAGCATTCCTTCATTTTTTATCAATGAAAAGTTGGATACTAATATGAATCTTTTTACAAATAGTAGAATTCTTGATATTTTTGCACACCCACATTTGAAGGAATATAAAAATAATTTTCAAAAAAAGGCTAACCTAGCATACGCAGCACAGAAAGCATTAGAAAAAAAGTTTGAGCAGAGAGTCAATTTTATTCTTAATAATTTTAGGACAGAAACTCGTGACTATTTTGATGATGATAAAATAAGAATTGTTATTAGTGGAGGTTGTGCTTTAAATGTTGTTGGTAATTCTTATCTGAAAGAAAAGTTCCCAACAGTAGAGTTTTACATTGACCCTATTCCTAATGATGCTGGGCAATCAATAGGAGCAGCTAAAATAGCTTACTATACTACTAGTGAATGTGATATAATAGAGAGGACCGAATCATTGTATACTGGTCCATCTTATAGTCCAGATTATATTAGAAAAGCAATTTCAAAAGAGATTTAATTTCTAAAAATAAATACAATTGTGAATTTAAGTTTTGTAACTTTATGCCTACGTATCCTGTTAAGAATATGAAAACCGGAGAGACACAAGAAATCGTGATGTCTGTTCCTGATTATGAACAATGGAGAAAAGATAATCCAGATTGGGATAAAGATTGGAGCAAAGGATGTGCTAGTCTAGGTGAAGTTGGTGAATGGAAAGACAGACTTGTGAGAGAAAGACCAGGATGGAATGATGTCCTGGAAAAAGCATCACAAGCACCCGGTTCTAAAGTAAAGAAAATCTAATGGCAAGAAAAAGAAGAAATCCCGATCAACCAATTGGCGTTGGAATGACTGCTAAGCAGATGAAGAGAAAGAAGCCTATTAATTATGATTTATTAATAGACATCGATCCATTAACAGATAATCAAAAAACTTTATTTGAATCTTATGCGAACAATAAAAATTTAGTAGCATATGGTGCTGCTGGAACTGGTAAAACTTTTATCACTCTTTATAATGCAATTCAAGATGTATTAGATGAAAATTCCCCATATGAAAAGATTTATATTGTTCGTTCACTTGTAGCAACACGCGAAATTGGTTTTCTCCCTGGTGATCATGAAGATAAGTCATCTCTTTACCAGATTCCATATAAGAACATGGTGAAGTATATGTTTCAAATGCCTACAGAAGCAGATTTTGAAATGCTTTACGGTAATCTGAAAACTCAGGGAACAATTAGTTTTTGGTCCACTTCTTTTTTGAGAGGAACTACTTTAGATAAATCAATTATTATTGTAGATGAATTCCAAAACTTGAATTTTCATGAACTTGATAGTATAATTACTCGTGTGGGAGAAGATTCTAAGATTATGTTCTGTGGTGACGCAACTCAATCGGACTTGGTAAAAACCAATGAACGTAATGGAATCGTAGATTTTATGAGAATTCTTAGAGTTATGCCTTCATTTGATATTATTGAATTTGGTGTAGAAGATATTGTAAGATCTGGAATCTGTAAGGAATACTTAATTGCAAAAACAGAACTAGGACTTTGATATGACTCTGCATAAAATTTTTTATTATAAAAAAGATCCAGGCAAAGATATTATCAAGACGGGAGAACTGTTTGATACTGGAGACCGATATTCATACCAGGAATGTCCTGTATGGTTGCATAAAGCAAGTAGAACATTCGTATATCATTCTTCATTCGAATTTTGTTTGTCTGTGAACCAAGAAGATGGTTCAATGGATTATTCAAGTAATCTTAAAGATTCTGGTCAATATTTTAAAATTGAAGAATCACTTGAATATGATGATTTTTATGGTTCAAATCCAGTAATTCAGTACAGCTATCCAGAATACTTTTTTTGGACAGAAAGTGAAGATATTTGGATTGAATTTTTAGATCATCCATTAACATCATTTAATAATAATCTTGTAACTCTTAGTGGTTGGTGGAATTTATCCAACTATCCAAGAAGCATGAGCATTGCATTTCAAATTGTTGATTCTCAAGTAGATGTTTCTGTTCAACCAGGAGATCCTCTTTATAGAATAAAATTCTTTTCTAAAAATTTTGACGACGTATTTTCTATAGTTGAAAAAACAAAAATAGATTTTGATGAAGCATCCAGGAATAAACTTCAGGATGATATTAAATCTGATAAAATCTTATTGCAAGATACTCTATTTAAAAAATCTTGTCCTTTTAACTCCGAAATAAATGATAATGTTTAATCATGTTGATATTGATTTGCCTGTCTTAGATAGAGAAACTATTGATGGAGTAAGGTATTATAAAGTTCCAGATAACGATGAATTAATTAGATTAGTTTCTATTACCTCTGTTACTAGTCATAAAAATCGCCAGTTTTTTGCTAACTGGCGTAAAAAAATTGGGGAAGAAGAAGCAGATAAGATTACACGACAGGCAACTAGTCGTGGAACTGATATGCATACTCTTACTGAAAATTACCTTTCCAATAATTTAGATCTTCCCAAAGTTCAACCTTTATCTGAGTATCTTTTTAAAATTTCTAAACCAGAACTGAACAAGATAAATAATATTCATGCTCTCGAAAGTTCCCTTTACAGCAAAGTTTTGGGGATTGCTGGGACAGTTGATTGTATTGCTGAGTATACAGGAAAGAATAATACTCCAGAATTAGCGATAATCGACTTCAAGACTTCAAAAAAACCAAAACCAGTAGAATGGATTGAGCATTACTTTGTTCAATGTGCAGCTTATGCTTGTATGTTATATGAAATTACTGGTATAATGGTAAAGAAGTTTGTAATTATAATGTCATGCGAAAATGGAGAATGTATTGTTTATGAAGAGTATAACAAATCAAAATACATCAAACTTCTCACCGAATATATTAGAGAGTTTGTTAAATTTAAATTGGGACAGTATGGAGAGTAAAGTAGAAAATGAACTAGAGAAAGTATTAGAGAGTAAATTCTTTTGCCCTTCAAAATTTGCTCAAGAAATAGAAAGTCTTGTTAAAATGAATTCAGAAATGAATTACATCGATGCTATAATTTATTTCTGTGAAGAGAATAATATTGATTTAGAATCAGTTCCTAAGTTAATATCAAAACCGTTAAAGGAAAAGATAAAATATAATGCAATGGAATTAAATTTTCTAAAGAGAACTTCCAGGGCAAAATTGGTTTTTTAATCCATTTTTGGGCGAAAAAAATCCCGGTAAATTTTTCTCTATATTACTTTTTTATGAGTCCATTTGAATGCTATAAAACATATCTAGCACTAAAAAATCATTTTAGTAAAGATAACTATGATTATCACAAATACTGTGGTAAAAGCAGAGCAAGTCTTCAATCTTTTTATAAGAGAAAAGATCGGTATTGGTTTGAAAAACTATCTAGAAATAAAACAGATAAAGAAGTAGAAAATTTCTTTATCTCTAATTTTGTTTCATGTGATGATCCGCAGTCATTGTGGATTGGTAGTATTATTAGAGAAGGAGAAACTATATACAAAAATTGGACAAAAAAAATTCAGTCTCTATCTTATGTTTTTAAGGAAGAGACTGATATTTTATTTTCTACCAATAAATTGGAGGAAGCTTTTGATTGCTCTAAGGGGCACCCTCCCGTTTTAAAAAAGTTCCTGAGCGGGAAAATTTCACTAGAAACCCTAGTGATTTATGATAAGATTTTCCTGTTCGGGAATAATTTTGATAAGAAACTGAAAGATCCAGTGTGGGATATTGTGAGAAATAAAATAAAGAAATATAAGCCATTTCTAAATATTGATATATTTTATTACAAAAAAATATTAAAGGAGCGTTTTTTATGAGTTTTTTTGATTCCGAGATAGTAAGATCCGAAATGGTCGAAATATCAGAATTGCAAGAGCAGTTATATAATACTGTATTTAAATTTCCATCTTTTAATAAAGAAGAGAAGATACGTCACATTGAATTGATGGAAAAACTTTTAGAAAAACAAAGAGTTTTATATACTCGTTTGTCTTTATCTGACGATAAGCAAGCTAAAGAAATGGTAAGTAAAATATCTGAATCTACAAAACTAATGGGTTTAGATTCTAATGTTGATATTAGTGTATTATTTGGAAATATGGTAAAATTAATTCAATCAATGAAAAATAATATTATTAATAACTGATTTATGTTTAAAACTTATTTTGGAACTTGCTCTACCTCTACTCTAGGTATGCCCTTTTTTATTAATAAATTGGGAGAAGATTTGAATGGTTTACTTCTTGGAGTTGGTGAAGCAGTATGCGCTTGTATCTTACTTCAAGAATCTCCATTAATTAAGAAACTAGATTTGGTAGATGCATATCTCCCATACTATGATTATATTGGTGGTATTACTTATACAAATAAAGAATATTCAACATTTCGTGGATCATATTGTAGTGAGTGTGAACTATTAGATATTTTTTCTGGAAAATCTACGGAAGAAGTTCATAATATTCTATCAAAAGATCCTTCTGAATTTCCTGATGTTTATCCAGATGAGTTTCAGCAAGAGGAAATATCAGATATATTTGATAAAGCAAAAACAAATTTATTATCTTCTGGGTACATTGATAAAGTTAATTTACATGTAACTGATACTAATAAATTTCTAACATCAGTTAGCGATGATTATTATGATTTTATTTTTATAGACTGCCACTTATCTTATAATCAACTTTATTCTGATTTGGAAAAATGGTTACCCAAAGTTAGGTCTGGTGGTATTATTAGTGGTCATGATTACATGAGTGTTGAAACTTATTATGCAGTCAAAAATTTTAGAGAAAAAAATGGAATAACCGATAGAATGTATAGAGCTCACAATGACTGTTTTTTATGGTTTAAAAATGTACCAAATGGAGTAAGTGGACTTTCCTCATGATTTGCGAATTATTTGATAATATATTTGATCCATTGTATATTCATGAAACTCACTCTGCAATCATGGATATACCAGTTTCTCCAAATAATGTAGCGAATAGATATACTAAACCATATGGATTTGAAGGATCTCATAGGTTATATGGTAAAACTATTTTTGAGAGGAAGGATATTAATCGAGTAGATGTTTTAGATTTAGAGCACTCTCGTTTATTTTTTGATATGTATGATATGATTGAAGACCTAATTGGAGTTAGGTTTTATCTTAGCCAAATATCATTAAATGTTCAACATACTGGTTGTGATGGAACTCCTCATATTGATTGTAATATAGATGATGAGGATGAGTATACAATACTTGTTATGACTAATTCTTCTTGGGAAAAGAGTTGGGGTGGAGAATTTCAGATAATGAATGATAAAAATCTAACTGAAGTTGTAGAAGAGCATGATTATGTTCCTGGGAGGGTGGTTATTTTGCCCTCAAATCGTCACCACAGAGGTCTTGGTCCAAAAGAGAAGTACAAATATAGGACTTCTGTTGTTTTCCGAGTGACTCCAAATTTTTCAAAACACGTTCCCGAAATGCCTTGACCATAAATAGGAAGACTGCTATGATAGCAGTGTCTTAAACAAAGGCCAAATCCAATTAATCCGAGGTAATCCAATGTCTTTTGCAGATCTTAAAAAGCAATCCAAACTTGGCTCTCTAACTTCTAAACTTGTTAAAGAAGTTGAAAAAATGAATACTACAGGTGGAGGTGAAGATGATCGTCTCTGGAAACCTGAACTTGATAAGACTGGAAACGGTTTTGCAGTTATTCGTTTCCTCCCTGCTCCCGAAGCAGAAGATCTTCCCTGGGCAAAACTCTACACCCACGCTTTTCAGGGACCTGGCGGATGGTATATTGAAAACTCTTTGACTACTCTTGGTCAAAAAGATCCTGTTTCCGAATATAATCGTGAACTATGGAATAGCGGTAGTGATAAGGATAAAGAAACTGTTCGTAAGCAGAAGCGTAAACTCTCTTACTACTCTAATATCTACGTTGTGAAGGATCCTGTTAATCCACAAAATGAGGGTAAAGTCTTTCTATTTAAGTATGGTAAAAAAATCTTTGATAAAATTATGGCTGCTATGCAACCAGAATTTGAAGATGAAACCCCAATCAATCCTTTCGACTTTTGGGAAGGTGCAAACTTTAAATTGAAGATTCGTAAGGTAGATGGTTATTGGAACTATGATAAGTCTGAATTTGATCGTCCTGCTGCACTTCTCGATGATGATGAGGCAATGGAAGCAATTTGGAAAAAGCAGTATTCTCTAGTTTCAGTTACTGCTCAAGATCAATTTAAAACCTATGAGCAACTTGAATCACGTCTGAAGATGGTCCTTGGGCAAAAATCGTCTTCTCGTCCTCGTCTTGACGAAGAAGTTGATGATGAAGATAATGATCGCGGATCTTATACACCAGATTTTGGTTCTCGTCGTCAAGAATCTCAACTACCAGAAGATCTTAGTTCTCAATTGAATTCTTTGAGTTCTTCTAATGTTGATGAAGAAGATGATGATGCTCTTAGTTATTTTCAACGTCTAGCAGAAAGTTGATATAAAAAGTAAAGGGGGCAACGCCCCCTTTTTTTATTCGTATAATCTAGGATTATCGCATCTTTTCAAGAATTTCGATCTATATTGAATGGTTCCATTTTCATATGGCATGAGTCTATCAATATCTTCAAGTATTACTCCAATATAAGTTGCTTTCAGTAAGTAAATATTTCTTTTTTGATTTTCTCTTTCTTCTTCTAATTGATAGTTAGTTACTGGAACAGTTACATTAGTTATTATGGTGTCTGCATCAAGTAAGTAATCATAATATGAAACACTATAATTTCTAGGTACTCTTAATCCTTTTGGTACTATCACCTCTCCAGCTCTATTTGTAATTTCTATTGTTTCATAGTGATTAATTTCATTTATTTTATCATAAGTTTTATATTTGTTTATTAAATAATCGTCAAATGATTGTTGTGTTAAAGGCCATTCACTCTGAACATTTATTATATTATTTGTGAGCAAAATTATCCAATCAAATCCAGGATCTCCATATACATCATTTGCTACATTATCTGGTCTATCATCTCCAATTATTTGATATTTTTCAAAGAAAGACACATTTTCTAATAAATCCTCCCTGATTTTTACTTTTTTGAATATATTTTTAGCGAGCACATAATTGTTTAATCCCTCTGCGTTCCTATCAATATATTCTATATTTGGAATGTTTTCGAAATAAGCCATTTCTTAGTACCCCATACCTGTTGCACCTTCACCTTCATCATAATCATTTGCGTATACTGGATCGATCTCAGCAAAGGTCATATTTAATTCATATGCAGTCATTGAAGAATCTTCCAGATAAGTCATATATTGACCATCTGGAGTATAATTAACACTAAAATCTTTTAACGCGCATTTTTTAATTCTATTTAAGTATGGGTGTTGCACTGCTGAATTACTATTATTTTTCGTGCTCATATATTTAATTTTAAAAATATTAGGTGCTAGTAGGAATAGTTGTGATGGAGTTACTTCTGGTTGCATCTCTCTTTTAAAAAGTCTGATTATATCTTTTATTGCTTTAGTCTCTCTATTATTTCTTGGTGTTAGTCTGAATGTAAATGTGAAAGACCTTAGTTGTGGACCAGAAAATAATAATTCTAAATTATTGTTAATAGCAGCACCTGCTGTTCTTGATAATAAATTTTGCACTTGGCCACCCATTGCTTGTTGGGTGAAATAATTTATCAGCATCTGTCTAAGTTCTGGTGATGAATCTTTACTCGTCAAATTACCAGCAATAGCCTCTAGACCTGCTCCAAATGTTGCAAATGGATTTCCACCAGATCCTGATGATGCTATAGTTCCATATGCTAAACCAGCGAATTGTGCTGTGAGTGGGTTTATTTCTCCCTGTCCCCAGTCAACTGATGCTGAATCCGTAATTCCCGATTGTATTGGTAGTAATACTGTACTTAAAAGATTAGTTTCTCTTTGTTCTTGTCCAATAAGTCCAAATCCTTTTCCTTTTTCTGGGGTTTGCAAACCAGATTTTCTATATTCTATAAGTTGTATTTGTATATAATCTCCAGTTATTTTTTCTGGATATTTTAATATTGGTGGATATGATACTGTTTTTCTTTGAGAAACTACTGTAATTTTTGCTAATTCTTCTGGTGTAAGTGTATTAGATTCTGATGCTGAATTGTTTCCTGATTGTTGCTCGGAAGTTCCTGTTTCTGGTGCTTTATTTTGAATTCCATTGTATTCTTTTGTTCTAGTTAATTGCTCTTTTACTTCTGCTGGTGCTTTTGCAGAAACTATTTCTTTTGCCTTTGCTGCTGAATTTGCTTTCAAGTTAGTAATATATGAAGCACCACCTCTCTGTTCTAAATCAGCATATCTTTCACCTTTAGTTACTGTTCCATCTGCAGAAACATTCATTACTAATTTGTTTCCAAGAACTCCATATTCATATATATCCCTTGCTCCAGTTTTTGTATTAACATTATATACAAACTTTCTACCTAGTGTGTCTATAATACCAGATTCATATACGTCAAAATTTGATTGACTTTGCTTCCATCCAGAAGTTTTTCTTGCAGATATGGTTTCCTGATTGGGCATTAATCTAGTTTATACCTATTAGAAATATTTAGACTACTTTATACCAAGATCATCCTCCGTTATAACTTTGAATTCTATTAATCTATCCTTACAAAATTCATCTGCAGCTTTCCATTTTGCTTGATTGACTGAATAGGTTTTAATCTCATTAATATATGACTTTGTAATTCTTGATTTCTTTTTTGGCGGCATAGTTTGCTTTTTTGGTTTTACTTCTACGACATATACCTTTGCATTTCCATGTTTATCTTTTACTTTTATTATAAAGTCTGGAAAATATTTGTGAACTCTATTGTCTACTGGTGAGATATAGGGAATCCAAAACTCTTCACTTCCCCATTCTATAATATTTTCGTTCAGATCGCACCACCTACAAAATTTTCTTTCCCAACTACTTCTGCAGATTATATTGTTTGGATTACCTTTGTATTTTTCGGGATATTCTGGTTTATACCTACTTTTTATACTTTCTGCCATATTTGATTATACATAATATATAAGTACATCTATTTATTTCAAGATGCCTGCACCAGCGCCTAGACATTTATCAATGTCTTCCTTGAAGGAGAAGATATTACAACCAGCGCAGACATCTGTTTATCTAGTGAATGTTGTTCCTGCTAAGGCAACTGGTTTGCAGGGTTTCTTTAATCAAGGTGGAAGAAAAAATAATTTTAGTTTAACAACAGATGCTGAATTACTAAACCTTTCATGCTGTGAAGCATCTCTTCCTGGTAGTGGTCTTGCTACTCACGAAGTTACTGGTGATTTTCATGGTGTAACAGAGAAAATGGCCTACAGAAGAATATATGATGATAGTATAGATTTGACTTTTTATGTTGACCATAACTATAAAGTTTTAGAATTTTTTGAGACTTGGATGAATTACATTGTAGGAGAAGGATCAACTTTTCCGTATTCGGATTATTTGAGGAATAATGCATATTATAGGATGAATTATCCAGATAATTATAGATGCGAAATTTTTCTAACAAAATTTGAAAAGTTGAATGTAGTAGCTCAACCAGTATTATCTTATACATTTGTTGATGCATTTCCAATAAATGTATCTTCAATTCCTATATCATATGATGCTTCTGAACTTTTAAAAGTTACAGTATCATTTTCTTATACAAGATATAATAGAGTAAGGGAATTGAAGAGGAATTCTTCTTATTCTGGAGAAGCTTCTAGAAATCAAAACGCTACTAATCCCGGTCTTCAGTTTAATCCGCTATCCCAAGCGGCATTTAACTCACCTGGAAATCCAGAACTTGCTCAATTTGCAAATCCAAGTTTTGGTGTTGATCCCGGTGGACTAAGTGGTATAGATTTTGGATTGTTAGTTCCAGCAGATACCCAAGGCAATAGAAATGGAACACCATACGCTGCTAATCTTCGTGATGAGGGAAGTGAAATAATTGATGCAGTTAATAATAGGAGTAGAAGAGTCGAGGAAGGTCTACCATTCGTTGGAAGAAATAGGGGACCTATAGCTCCGTTTATTTGACTAAATATATGGAAATGAATGAATTTTCTATAGAAAGTTATGCCGTTACCTACAATTTCTACACCATCGTATGAACTTGAGTTGCCTTCAAGTGGACAAAAGATTAGATATAGACCATTTTTAGTTAGAGAAGAAAAACTATTAGTTCTAGCACTAGAAACGGAAGATATAAAAGAAATAACCAACGCAATTAAAACAGTAATTAAAAGTTGCATTCAAACAAAAAATGTTAAAGTGGAAACTTTACCAACTTTTGATATTGAATACTTATTCTTAAATATAAGAGGTAAATCTGTTGGAGAAGATATTGAAGTTAATTTGATATGTCCAGATGATCAACAAAGCGTTGTTTCTACTACAATAAATGTAGACGATATACAAGTACATAAGAATCCAGACCATAATAATAAAATACAATTGGATTCTTCTTTGATTATGGAGATGAAATATCCTTCACTAGATGAGTTTATAAAATCTAATTTTGATTTTTCATCTAATACTGGTATGGATCAATCTTTTGATCTTATCACATCATGCATTGATAAAATTTATAATGAAGAAGAAGTTTGGGTTTCTAGTGATGTGACCAAGAAAGAATTATTTGAGTTCCTAGATCAAATGAATACAAGTCAATTTAAGCAAATTGAAAAGTTCTTTGAAACGATGCCTAAACTTAGTCATAAAGTTAAGATTAAAAATCCTAATACTGGTGTTGAAAGTGAAGTTCTTCTGGAGGGATTAGCATCTTTTTTCGGTTAGGAATGGTCCATATGGATCTTGAAAATTATTATAAGTTAAATTTTGCTTTGATTCAGTATCATAAATATTCATTGACTGAGATTGAAAATATGATGCCCTGGGAAAGGGATGTTTATGTCTCATTATTACAACAACATTTGGACGATGAGAAATTAAAGCAACAACAGAGATAAAAGATGGCGGTAGATTCTCCAAATACACCAAAAACTGAATCTACTAATGTAGAAGATCTTGCGGAAGAAAATATAGATCCGAGGGTTTTGGAACTTCTCGGATTGCAAGATATCTTCGATTTAGATTATGGCGACTATAAAACGCTTTTAATTGGAAAGCTAAATGAAAATGATCTTTTATCTTCAAAAGGCAAAGGTCTAGAAACTGATGATGTTACTTTACTTAGAGAAGAATTATTAAGAGTTAGAAAGAAAAGATCTGGAAGATTTAAAGTAAGTACTAAAAAAATAAAAGCAAATAAATTTTTTGATAAGGATTCTGGATCTGATGCTACACAGGCACCCAAAAAGGTAAATCTTTTACCTCATGCTAATGTTCCTGGTGCTATTCAAAAACTTCCTGATAATATTCAAGATGAAAATGGCGATCAAAAAAATGTAGAACTACAGAATAAAAAAGATGATGAAATATTATCTGTAGTTAAGGAAATAAAAGAACTTGTAATTACAATTGCCGATTCAATGAAAAAGCAATTGCAAGAAAAACAAAAATTAGCATCTCTTTCCTCTAGAGAATCTGAAAAAGCAGGTAGATCATCAAGAGAAAAAAAGATGGAGCAAAAACCATCTTTTGCTACTAAAATGGTTGAACAAGCAACGAAACCGTTTGTAAGTATTTTTGATACAATTAAAAATTTCCTGTTGAATGTTCTACTTGGTAGTTTGGCTAATTGGTTGTTCTCTGTAATACAAAATCCAAAAATGCTTTTACAACCAATACAGAGTTTATTGGATGGTATTTTTGGATTTTTTAATAATATTCTTCAATTCATTGATAATAATGTAGTACAACCAGTAAGAAGTTTTATTGATTTAATTAACTCGGCAATTAGTGGATTTATTGGAATTATTAATAAAGCGATGAGTATCATTCCTGGATCTACTCCTATTGATGCTCCACAAGTACCGAATATTCCCGATATTCCTGATATAAAAGCACCAAATATAACAGGCACAGAAACTGCTGAACCACAAAAATCACAACCAAACATTCAAGTAAAGAATCAGGGTGGAAATATAGTTGGTAGTGATATTAAAATTCTTAAGAGCATTCAAAATCTAAACGTTGATAATTCGCAAAAAATCAATAATGTTGTTCAAAAAACTTCTGGTGGGGGAGTTCCAAAAATGAACAATAAAATTGCTGAAACTGGTGGAATTGTTAGTGGATCGACAGGATTGGATATTAGTGGACTTGGACCTGATACTCAATTAACTGCATTGAAGAAAAATGAATTTGTCCTTGTTCCTGGTGCAGCTCAAGCAATAGGAATTCCATTTTTGGAATCTATGAATAAAAAGTATGGTGGTAATAATGCCTCAACATTTGCTTCAGTTAATGATATAAAGATAAGAACAGCTGCAGGTGGTGGAGGAATAGATCTTTGGGGAATTAGTCCATCAAGAAATACAAAATTATCATCAAGTTCTGATTTTTCCAGTGTTCCATCGCACCATAGATCTTATTCTGCTTTCCGAGGAGCAATTCCAGCAGATTATGCTGTCGTTAGAACTGGTATTAATCCCGCTGCAGTTCCTTCTCATGGAAGAGGATTGAGTGTTGTTTCTGGTGTGTCCGGAAAGGTTGGATTTGCTGGATATGCTGACGGTGCAGGAAATATGGTAGAGATTGTTAATAATAAAGGGGAAAAATTAATAAGATTGCTGCATTTAGATAAGATAAAAACAAAAACTGGTTCAACAGTTAGTCCTTCTACTATCATAGGAACACAAGGAAATACGGGAACTAGAGATATCCACGTCCATGTTGATGGTAGTAAAGCGGTTCATACTAATTGGATTAGAGCCACTTTAGGTGGTAATTATGCAGCGGGGCAATTAGCGCCAGATTCGGGTGGAGGGGGCGGCGGTGCAGGTGGAGGGGGCGGAGGTAGTGGATCACAACCTCCAGCAGAAGAGTCTGTTGATTTTAGTAAGTTTGCTGAAATTTTGGGTGATAAGAGAGGTGATATTATTATGTCTGGCGAACAAAAATCTGCTTATGAGAAAGCTGGTATGTTACCGCCATCAGCAGCTCAGATTGCTCCAACCCCACCAAAATCTAATGTTCCAACTCCCCCAACCGCTGGAACTCCTCAGATTCTTAATTTAGCAGCAGCAAATCTTTCTGCTAAACCAGTGACTAGTGGTTCTATGACTGGTAATACTGGAACTCCTCCAGTCAATTTCTCTTCTATAAACATGGCAGAATTTAGTCATTATACTGCTGTAAAGTCTCTTCTAAACATACTGGAGTATTGATATGTTACCACTTCTCGCTACTGCTGGTAGAATGTTAGCAACCTCTGCTGCTAGAGGAGCTATAAGCGGTGGTGCAAGGACAGCAGCAGGTGGCGGTGGAAACATAATAAAGGGAATGGTAAAAGATAAAGCAGAGAAAGAAATAAAAGGAAAAATAGTCAAAGTAACTACTGAAAAATTTTTAGCAAAGAAAACTCAATTACCAAATTTAAACTCTTCTGGAACAGACTCTAAAGGTGGAGCATTAGTTAAATCTGAGTCATCTGCACTTGTTAAAAAAGAATCCGATAATCCATTACTTGATGAATTATTGATAATAAAAAGTACTCTAGTCACTATAAAATCATTAATGGATAAGAGTGCTTTATTTGATAAAAATGAGTATACTAGAAAGAGAAAAGAGTTAGAACGACAAAAAAGAAAATCTAAAGAAGATGAATTAGAAAAGAAACCATCTAAAACTAAAAAAATTGGAAAGGGAGCACCAAAACCTTCTGGTAATATATTCGATTTTATTACAAATTATTTGTTAAATGTTTTTCTTGGTAGTTTAGCAAACTGGGCATTTAATTATATTCCGCAAATAATTGATGTTATCAAAGGAATTTCTTCTGGTGTTGATAATTTGTGGAAAGTTCTTAAATTCGGAATAATATCATTAGCTACTAATTTTCCTAAACAAATTAAATTTCTAGCTAAGTTATCAGCAAAAATATTTGGTGGGCCAATAAAATTAATTGGAAAATTATTATTCAAGGCTGGATCTTTATTGACAGGTCTCTTAAAAAAAGCTGGTGGATATATATTCAACTTAGTTGGTGGTCCATTAAAATCAATTGCTAAAAAAATACTTGGGCAAACTGGAACTGAAGCAGCAAAGAAAGTAGCACAAACTGCATCGAAAGCAGCAGCTTCTGGATCGAAAAAGGCTGCGGATCTTGCTGCAACTCAAGGTGCTAAAAAACTTGTTGGTAGATTGAAAGCATTTAGTAAAATATTTAAAAGAGTTCCTGTTATTGGTGCAATATTGGGAATTGCTATAGATTTAGCTATGGGAGAACCTCTAGATAGGGCAATAGTTGGTGCGATTGGAGCATCTATCGGCGGTGCTATTGGTGGTGCTATTGGTACTGGATTGATTCCAATACCAGTTGTTGGAACAGCTGTTGGTGGATTTGTTGGTGCTGCTATTGGAGATTGGTTTGCGAAATCAATGTATAAAAATCTAACCGGAAGGGTTAGTCAAGCAGAAAAGGAAGCTTCAAAAGTAGAACAAAAAGCAAAGGGTGGTAAAGTACAGAAGCTTACAAGACCAACATCAGGATCATCTCCTTCTGGTATAACTAGAGAAACTGGAGTTCAAAAAAGAACATTTGAATCTAAGGAAAGCAAAAAGGCAGTTTTGAATAGATCAAGACCTTTTGCAATTTCTCAAAAAGCAATTAAAAATTCAAAATCTTTCTTTGGTGACGATCAATCAAAATATCTACTCAAACTAAGTGATGGTTTTAAAAAGTCAACATTTATTGGAGATTTGTTGAGAATCGGTATGGCCATCGCTATGGGCGAAACTATATTAAAATCCACAACTGATGGTGCTGCCGATAATATGTCCTATGAGATGTTCAAGGCATATGAAAATGGATTAATAGATGTTGATGATGATATAGATACAAGTTCACTATCATATTCTTTTAGGAAATGGGCTAGAAATAGAATCTATGCAGAAGTTTCTGCTAGCAAAAAATATCAACAAAATATGAAGTCTCGCCCTGGAGCATCCTCTGGAGATGGTGGCGATGGTGGAGGCGGCGATGGTGGAGGCGGTGATGGTGGTGGAGGAGGTGGTCAGGCAGGAGGTGCTGTTGAACCATCTTCGATATATTCAAAGATGGGATTTACTAAAGAAGATTGGGACTTGTTTAGGAATACTGTTGCAAAGATAGAGTCTGGTGGTAGATATGATATTGCTGGAGGTAGTGGAGGACATTATGATGGAAGATATCAGATGGGTGCAGCTGCAAAAACTGATGGATCAAGACATGCTGGTGTACCAGATCCAGGACATACTCCTTCAGCTAGAGCAGCTTTTAGAAAAAATCCACAGTTACAAGAAACACTATTTGCTGGGTATACGAAGGCAAATCATACTTACTTGATGGGAAATGCAAAATATAAAAATGCTAATCCTCAAAGAAAACTTCAGATTTTGGGTTATGCTCATAACCAAGGAATGGGTGGTGCTGAAAGATGGTTGAATACGGGTCAAGTTGGTGCGGATGGATTTGGAACTAAGGGGACTAAATATACAGATGCTATTGCTGCAGAATTTAGAAAAAGAGGTAAGGGATCTGGATCCACTCCACCACCAACTTCAGATCCAATTGCTTCCGCACCACCACCATCGACATCATCAGCACCTTCAGCACCAGTATCATCAGAATCTGAAACTACAGATTTTAGTAAGTTTGCTGAAATTTTAGGAGATAAAAAGGGGAAAATTTTAGGTCCAAAGGGGGAAAGTGTCGAATTGAACATGAATGCTCCTTTTGTTAGTGTTCCTGTTAAACCAGCCCCTCAAGCATCTCAACAACCCGCTAAACCAAGTCAAGCAGCAGTATCTTCAACTAAACCCAAAGTGTCTCCGAGTGCTATTAGTCAATCTGCTAGTTATGATAGAAAATCCCCATCAACTATAATACTTCCTCCACCACAGCAAGCAGCAAATACTGCTTTGGGAAGTGCTGGACAGACTTCGAGACCAAGAATAGATTATGATTCCAGCATGTTAAATAGTGATAGTAGAAATATGTTTAAGCAAGTTCTATCAGCCGCTCTCTATTAATAATATATGGCTCTTCCCGATTCTAATAATAAATCGACTGGTAATATAGTTTCTTTCAAAGTATATTCTAATACTGGAAAATCTTCCGAGATTAAGGGGTTAGCACCGGAAATAAAGTATTATGAAAATTTACTATCAAATTCCATTACATTTACTGCTGTAGTTGCTGATACTGGTGGATTGGACCCAGAAAATAAAAAACCAATGCCTGGTATACTTGATGGTCTTCCAATTAGAGGTGGAGAAAAAACTGATCTGATTATTGAAGATGCATATAAAAATAAACTATCTTTTATTGGTGATAAGTCATTTTATGTTAATAGAATAAAAGCTGCTGATCCTGGAACACAGAAAGACTTATACTTTCTAGATTTTTGTTCTTTAGAATTTTTAAAAAATGAGCAAACTAGAATAATAAAAAGATATGATATAAAAATATCTGAAGCAGTAAAAAAAATATTAACAGATCCACCACCATTTGGATTGGGTACTAAGAAAGAAACTGTGATAGATGAGACTGGTGTTCCCTATAATTTTATAGGAAACCAATGGAAACCATTTCACGTTTGCACTTGGTTAGCTTCTAGATCTGCTCCAACTAAAAGTATAAATCAAGCAGCAGGATATTTTTTCTATGAAACCTATGATGGGTTTCAATTTAGATCAATTGATTTATTGATGGAACAAGAACCGACTAAAAAATATTTGTATACAAATAGCACTCAAACAAAACCTGGATTTGAACCAATACAAGACATGTATATTGAGAAAGACATGGACTTGCAGCAAAAATTGATTCTTGGTACATATGCTAACAGAACATTGTATTTTGATGCATTCGCCTTTGAATGGGTTTCTAGACCATATGATATAAGTGAACAGCAAGGTGGTCTAAGTTTAGCTGGTGCTGACTTAGATTATGTTGCTGAGCAATTTAGACAAACACCAACTAGATTTATGACTAGAGTGTTGGATAATGGATGGCTTCCTGTTGGAAAAAAAGCAGAAGAGCAATTATCAACATGGAAAGGTCAACCTAAACAACCTGTTTTTGATGCACCGAAATTAATGTCTCAAACTATTATGAGATATAATCAATTATATTCGGTAAAAACTAATATAACTATTAGGGGAGACTTTACTTTGAGAGCGGGACAAACAGTATACTGTGAATTCCCAGATCTTCAGGATGATATTGCGAGACGCCCCAACCAACAAACTAGCGGAAAATATATGATAGCTAGTTTATGTCATAGAATCACACCAAAAGATTGTCTAACTAGTTTAACTCTTGTTAGAGATTCCTATTCTAAGTAAAAAATCATGGAAAACATTAACGATCACATCGCCAAGGACAAAAAACTTCTTGATGATCCAACAATTTCTCCGCAAGCACGTAGACATACTGAAGAAGAACTTTCTGCTTTAGAACATTATCATCAAAATCATCCAGAGGATGAACATGATCCAACAGCACTTGAGTTATACTGTGATATGCACCCAGATGCTTTAGAGTGTAGAGTATACGAAGACTGATTATGATTGATCACGAATTAGTCAAAAAATATTTTGTTGGTAGGGATGGATTTATATGGTGGATCGGGCAAGTAACGTCCGAAGATAAGTGGACACCCAATATTCCTGGTAGGAGAGTTCCTACAATGAAGGAAGTTAAGGGATATGCTGACCGATATAAAGTAAGAATATTTGGATATCATGATCTTGAGTATGAAGATAATGCTTTAACAGATGATGATTTACCGTGGGCACAGTTAATGCTTCCAGTTACTGCTGGGGGTGGTGGTGGAGCATCTTTTCAAACACCAAACATAAGACAGGGGACATTTGTATTTGGATTCTTTTTGGATGGAGAAGATGCTCAACAACCCGTTATTATGGGTATATTGGGATATAATAATTACACTCTAGTAGATAAGCAAATACCAAAAGTTAAATTCGTCCCCTTTGATGGTTATGGTCCTAAAGATAAAGTACCTGAAAGTCATATAAGAACCTCCCCTGAGGTATCAAAAACTGTAACTGGGGAGAATGCAGTTCCTGATAAAGATTCTACTGCACCAAAACCTAAAGCAAGTGGTATTATTATTACAGGAGCTCAGGATCAATTAAAAGAATATGCTAGTAAAAATCAAGAGCAAGATGGTAGAAAGGCATCATCTCTAAAAAAACCTATACGTTGTGAAGAGAATCAAGGTGTAGGTGGGGTAGCATTAGAAATAAAAAATTTATTAACAAAAATTCAGGAAGTACAAGAAAAACTTAATAGTTGGGAAGCAGCAATTAATGGAAAAATTGATGGAATACAGCAAAGAATTGATAAATTGATTGATTTGGCTTCTAAAAAAGTTGCTGAATTTATGAAAATCATTGTTGATAATGTTAGAAAATATACTATAGAACTCGTACAGGATAAGGCAAAAGATTTTTACTTCTTACTATTTCCCAATGAAAGAGATGAATTAAAAGAAGTTCAGTTAAAAGTTGTTGATGGATTGAATTGTCTTTTTAACAATGTTATTGCTGGACTAATTGATCTTATTAAAGGAATGTTGAAAGATTTAGTTGGTAAAGTTTTAAATGCACCAGCTTGTATGGTTGAAAATGTTCTTGGAACTATTTTTGGAAGTATTTTTGGTAACCTAACATCTGCTATAGATTCCATTGTTGGAGCTATTTCCGATGTAATCGGTTCTGTTTTTAGTCTTGCTGGTGATATTATTTCCTTCATTAAAGATTTGTTAGGATTCTTTTTGTGCGATGAAGATCTTCAATGTCCAGAAACTGAAGAATGGAGTATATGGAAAGGCGAAGCAAATAAAGGTCCTGCACCATCAATAAAAAATATTGTTGGTAAGGCAAAGGGTTTGAAAGATAAAGCAAAAGGCACTGTTAATGCAGCTGTTTCTGGTGCTCAGGGCGCTGTTTCTGGTGTTACTGGAGCAGCTAATAACATAGTTGCATCGTTTAATACAGCATTTGGTGATGCTCTTAATGCGTGTGATATTGGTCCATTGTTATGCGGTCCACCTACTATTTCTATTTCTGGTGGAGGCGGAATTGGTGCAGTTGGTAATGCAATTATTTCTCAAGCAGGAGAAATAATGGGAGTTGATATACTTAATGGTGGATATGGGTACACTGAACCTCCAACAATATCACTCCAAGACGCTTGCGGAAAGGGGTCTGGCGCTAAATTAATTCCCGTTATGAAACCAATATCACGCGATAGAAGCAATAAGGGATCTCCAGAATCAGAAAAATCTGGAATATCATCCGTAACTGCCGGAAATGCTGAAATTGGAGAACCAGAAGTTACTATAACCGTTACTCCAGCTGGTATCATTCAACCTGGAGAATCTGCTACTGTATGCTGGGACATTAAAAATGGAACTTCAGTATTAAATTCCAATTTTGGTGTTAATAGTAATAAAGGATGTGTAGAGATTAAAGATGTTTATAAGGGACAAACCTTAGTATTAACAGCATCTAATGGAAGTAAACAAGCAACTGCCTCAATACGGGTTGCTGTTGGTAATGGATCCACCACAACAAAATTATACACAGTAGATAATGTAATTGTTCTTGATCCCGGAACTGGTTATTTGCAGAGACCAGATGGTAGTTTTGGTAGTTTTGGTAATCTTTGGGCAAAAAAAGAAGAAACTATTGTAAGAAATCCGGATTTTGTTTGGAGATCACCAATTAAACCTGGAGAATTTGTAGAAGTACAACCAGGATCTCTTGTTATTGCACCAAAAGAAATTGTTGGATTTGGTTCTGATTCTCAGGAAAGTACTATTATCCCAGCAGGAACAAAATATATTGTAAAGCAATATACTAGATTTACTGCACCGGATATAAGAACCGAAGAAGATGTAATTTTACAACAAACTAAAAAAACAGAGGTATTTAAACCTGTACTATCTACCGGTGAATATGGGGTTACTTTATATCTGTGTGGTGTAGAAATTGTGTCTGGTGGATTAAATTATGACGATAGAATTGATGAAGTTACGATTGAACCAGATTTTGGTGCTCAATTGAAAATAAAAACAGGTCCTTTTGGTATTATAGAAAAAGTTGATATTATTTCTCCTGGTTCTGGATTTTCAGAGTATCCCAATATCACAATAAATAGTAGCACAGGATTCAATGCAGATCTTGTTCCAATTTTCTGTATTAAAAAAATTGGAGATGAGGATCCAGAAACTATTGCATCTTCTGTACCAGAAAGATCTATTATTACTGTTATGAATTGTGTAGGGGCACGAGAATAATGGCCAAAAAGAAAAATTTTCATACTATTAGATACGGACAAAAAGATGCCGAAATAAAATATGGTCATATCCATGATGATGAAGTAACTTCGGGATTTATGATAAGAATGGGTCCCGATGGTGGAAGGCACTATTCTACTTGGGAACTTGATAGTATAAGAAAAGGTTGGACCGTACATAGATGTCCAGGAGTATTTGAAATCAAATGTGGAGATGATATTCCATATAACACTCCATCTCTTTATATCGAAGCAGTAGAAGGTGATATTGTAATTAATGCCAAAAACGGCAGAATAAGAATGGAAGCCGAAAATATTGATATGATAGCTTCTGGTGCTGATAATAAAAATGGAGTTATATCTTTAAATTCTAATGAAAAAATAGAACTCAGATCAAAAAATATTGAATTAAATGCAACTTCTGTTGCTAAGTTCTTTTCTTCTGGATTGGTAGAGATGATAGGTGATAGTATCTTGAATATATACGGTGGATTAGTTGATGTTGCAGATGGCGCAACACAAGTTAAAAGATCTAAAGCTGTTTCTTCTTTGGAAAAGCAAGAAGCAGGATTCCCTTCTGGTCTACCATTTTTCTAATTTTTTGGAGATTAATTAAATGAAAGCATCGGATTTATTTTTAGGTAAAAGATTATTTGTTGGAAATGGAAAACCAGAATGTTTGGGTAGAGGTCCAGCAGAAATAAGAGGATCTGCATATGTTGAAGGACCATTAGTATTTGGAAGTCCAAGCGTGTTTCCTAATGTATGGGCAACATGCATGATAGGTCCCGTTGTAAACTCAGATTCTCCCCCAGCATTTATTCCTGGCATTATACCTGCATGTACTCCAGTAAATAATAGTCCATATTCATTAGCAGTTCAAGGCGATGCAGCAATTCTGGATAATTGTGATGTTAATAGGAATATTACTCTCGGAGGGACTCTTAATGCTGGTGGAAATATTATTGCACTGGGAGAGGTGATGTCTCGTTGTGGAGCACATATTCTTTCTGCTAAAAAGAATTTTGATATTCCACATCCATCTAAAGATGGATGGAGATTGAGGCACACTTGCGTAGAAGCACCATATAATGATATTTACGTTAGAGGAAGAATTACAAATAAAACACAAATAGAACTTCCAAAATACTGGAAACATTTTGTTGATATTCAGTCAATAAGTGTTCAATTACAGCCAATTGGATCTCATCAAGATGTAATTGTAAAAAGGATAGATGAAAATTTCGTCTATCTTCAGTCTAAAGGTGGTATGCCTATCGATTGCTATTATCATATATACGCAGAAAGAATAGATGGGGAAAAGTTAATTCCGGAATATAAAGGAACTTCACCATCAGACTATCCTGGGAACAATAATGAATATTCTATTTCAGGATATCACTACGACACTAAAATGGAGAAAAAATAAAAAATGTCCGAATTTTCTACAGAAATACCCAAATCAGTAGCACAACCTGCTTGTGATGGTGTATTTAATGGTATTCCAACTTCTGAGTGGAGATACCCAATTTATCCTTGGACTGGTGATAATAATTATCCATCAGATGCTTGCCCTATCAGAAGGCATGATTTTGTTCAGTGTACTGATTTAAAATGGGCTGGTGGAATTTTATCGGTTAAGGCTCCTATTTGGGATTCTAAAAAATCTTTTGATATTCCTCACCCAACTAAAGAAAACCATCGTCTTAGATATATTTGTTTAGAAGGTCCAGAGGCTGAAGTTTATACTAGAGGTAGGTTGGAAAATAACACTGTTATAGATCTACCAGATTATTGGAGAGAACTTGTCGATGCCGAAACAATTGGAGTTACTTTAACACCAATTGGTGTATATCAAGAATTATTTGTTGAAAAAATTGAATGGGGAACGCGAATTATTATTAAAAATAATGCTGGAGGGATCATAAATTGTACATATGTTGTATATGGGCAAAGAAAGGACGTATCCAGAAATATTTCGGAATATTTGGGAAATGCCCCCAGCGATTATCCCGGAGACAATCGTGAATATGTTATTAATGGTGGGAGGGCTTGACGCCTGAGCGCCCATGCCCTATAATATGTGGGTAATCAACGGACGACCCGAATGCAAGATGACTATCTAACAAGGTGTGTTGTTGATCCAATTAAGAGGACAGTATATCTCTACTCAAATTCTGGAGCAGAGAAGCAAGTTTCTTGTGAAACAGTTGATGAGTTTATGAATGTCCTAGAATTTGTTAGGAGTGTTTTGGATGAGGACACACTTGCATATTCGAGTCCATTTTAAGGTTATGCTTCTGTCGCCTATTGGTTAAGGCCCACTGCTTATAACGGTGTGAACGGGGTTCAATTCCCTGCAGAAGCACCTTGCTGGTTTAGCTATCTGGTGAAAGCACCCGACTCATAATCGGATATAGGCGAGTTCGATCCTCGCAACCAGCACTAGACAATCAAAGCAACTCATGCTATGATTGTCTCACCACCACGGGGCGGTGGCGGAAGTGGTAGACGCACCGGACTTAAAATCCGTTGGGAGTAATCCCGTGGGGGTTCAAGTCCCCCTCGCCCTATTTCTGGAGATAAAAATGATTACAATTTATGATAATTTTATTACTCCAGAAAAATGTGTAGAATTTTACAAATACTGCACAAAACTCTCTTATTCTTATGGCGAAACCGATCATGAAGAATCTCCACCAGTTGGACTAGCGTGTGACCTAAATTCTAAAAATGAATGGGTTGAATTTTTTGTTGAACAAGTTAAAAATAAATTCTCGCTACACAATGTAGTTGATAGATGTTATATAAATTTGTTCTTACCTGGAGAAAGACCTTATTATCATACTGATGGTGAGGAAGATGAGATTACTTTTCTTTATTATGCAAACATTGAATGGGATTTAGACGAAGGAGGAGAAACAAAATTTGTTGTTGGTGATAAAAATGAAGAAATTAGGGGTGTTTTGCCTATTCCCAACCGAGCAATTATTTTCCCCGCTAATATGATACATTCTGCTTCTTCATTTAGAACTAAAGCAAGGTATAGTTTAGCGATTAAATATTGTTCTCTAGATATATCCCTTTAGAAAAACCTCTAAATATAACAAACTAATAGGAACCTTCCTATGAAGTATCGAATTGATTCTAGATATGTTTGGTATAATAAGGGAACTCAAATAGTTCTAATGTATTTTATAAATAGCATACCATTTACTTTTGATGAATTACCAGATTCATACATGTATGATCTAGAAATAATTCGATTAGCTGATAATGAAAGAAGATTTGATCCAGAAGATCTATATAAAACATCTTTCTACTTAATTGATGAATTATGTCATCCACTTATGTTTGAATTGGATCTTGAAAATCCAGAAATGTTACCAAGTGATTAATATTTTGCCTCTGTAGCTCAGTGGTAGAGCAACGGTTTTGTAAACCGTTGGTCGCAGGTTCAAATCCTGTCGGGGGCTTTCCGAAAAATAATTTTTCGGAAATATGTTAGCTAACAGCAAACAAACTATATTAAAAATTTAAAAGAATTTTATTTCGCGGATAAAGTTCTATAATTTTTAATATCTCTTGCCGAAATTTTTATTTCAGCCCGCTTACTCCATCAGACTCGATGCGGTTTAAATTAAGGATAGTCTGAACTTAGCAGAGAATTTTAAGAAATTTATATTTCTTAAAAGGACAAAAAGCTAAATTTAATGATTCTATGATATGAAAGTAGCATTTATTGCAAAATCAAATCTTAAGTAGAGTCGCCAAGGGGGGAGCATTCCCCCCTACCTTTTTATTTTTTGGAGAAAACAATGTCTCTCTTATCAAATAAAGATAGAAAATTAGCAATTGAAGCACTAGAGCATTATAATGGACATTTAGCGACTCTATCTTATGATTATCCATTTGTTAAAGAGAAAATAGGACAAGTAACAACTTTAATCAATTGGATAAAATTGGAAGAATTTAAAAATAAATCAGAAGATGAAGATTAATTTATGGCACTGCAAAGAAATGCAGCAATGGCGTTGGACTCTGACTGATGATTCTAGACCAATTATAAAACAAGAATCTGGACAAAGACCAAATCTTCAAGATGCTATGAATGATATCGCCAATACTGTTGAATATATTTTAACTAAGTAATTGTAACTTATGGGACTGAATACGATACTTCCCACTTCGATATACACATATGATCTGAATCCTTCAGAAAAAGTATATAACATGATGCTATCTTATATGGATGATTTCTTAGAAAGATCTAAAGATGAAATAAAAGATACTAATGTTACTGGAGATATACTCAATGAATACTTGATATTTAATAATCCCACTTTTTCTTGGTTGAATAGTCAAGTTGCATATCATGTTAAAAGATATTTAAAGTCTCTGAATGCGGATGTATTTCAAACATCCATTCATATACAAAAAGCTTGGCCAGTAATAGTAAATCCTCAAGGAGGTAGTGTTGGTAAGCATACTCATAGAAATTCACATTTAAGTTTAGTTTATTATATAAAAACTCAAAAACAATATGATAGAAATCATTGTGGTGGAGATTTGATATTTCATGAGTCTATGAGAAGTACAATGAATCTACTTCCTATACATTGTAGTAAAGCTGACTCTCGGTATAGACATATAGATTATTTTATAGAACCATCAAATAATAAGATGGTAATATTCCCATCCACTTTAGAACATGAAGTATCAAAGTATTATGGAGATGATTATAGGTACTCTGTTTCTTATGACCTAATGATAACTACTAGAAAGAATCCATTAGAAATTGATTTGGAATTATCTACTCTTCACCCTAGTATGTGGTTAGAAATATCTTGATTTAAAAATATAACTAGTAATTTATACCTACTTCAATGAAGTCTGAATTCTATATAGAAAGAGTGAGTAAAAATGAAATTAAAGATTTATTATATACTCATCACTATTTAAAAGACGAATCTAAAGATTTTAAATCTGGATATAATTATGGACTCTTCAGATATACTGACTGGGAATGCCCCATTAGAATTGGCGGGTGTCTTGGTGCTTGCGTTTTTACTGGTCTCCCAGTTCCAGAAATTGCCGTAGGTGCCTTTGGTCTTCAAAGAGATGATCAAGAAGGTTTATTTGAACTTTCTCGTCTTTGTATAGATCCAGAGGTGCAAAGAGAAGAATATAATATCACTTCATGGTTTGTTAGTAAATGTATTAAGAGGTTTAGAAAAGATGCCCGCGTTCGTGCTATTCTTAGTTACGCTGATGCTAATCACCACGTTGGAACTATATACAGAGCTTGTAATTTTACTTACTACGGTCTAACTGATCCTAAGAAAGACTTTTACTATGCTGATGGTACTAAGCATTCAAGAGGTTCTATCAAAGGTAAAGATGGTGAATGGAGAGATCGTAGTCGTAAACACAGATATTTAATGATTTTTGATAAAAATTTAAAAGTTATGTGGAAAAATTAATTTTTTTAGGGAGATCTTCGAATCTCTCTTTTTTATGGGAATAAATAAAACATAGAAGATTTTTACAAAGAAATACAATGGGTCTTAGTCGCTTAGATAATTTTCTAAAAAATACAAAAGGGGAGATACTCTATGTTGATCCTTCTAGCTTAGACTCAACAGATAGTATTGAGAATCAAGGAAACTCTCTCGCAAGACCCTTCAAAACTATCCAAAGAGCTTTAGTTGAAGCAGCTAGATTTTCATACCAAGTTGGTAGAGAAAATGATAGATTTGGAAAAACTACTATCCTTCTCTATCCAGGAGAACATATTGTAGATAATAGACCTGGATGGATACCAACAGGAGATGGTAACTATTATACTAGGTCTGGTAATTTTACGAATGATTTGCCGCCATTTGATCTAACTACAAATTTTGATCTACTAGCTGATAATAATAGTCTTTATAAACTCAATAGTATTCATGGTGGTGTTATAGTACCTAGAGGTACTTCTATCGTTGGTCTTGATTTAAGAAAAACAAAGATAAGACCAAGATATGTCCCCAACCCAGAAAATGATAATATCGAGAGATCTGCGGTCTTTAGATTAACTGGATCCTGCTACATGTGGCAGTTTAGTCTATTTGATGCTGATCCAAATGCAATTTGCTATAAGGATTATACAAATAATACTTTTGTTCCAAACTTTTCTCATCATAAATTAACTTGCTTTGAATATGCCGATGGTGTAAATCCAGTCAATATTAATGATGACTTTTTAGTATGGTTTGATGGTAACAAAACAGACTTAGATTGCTATTATAATAAGATTGGTGCAGTTTATGGAACGAGCAGCGGTAGACCTATTGAACCTGAAACTGTAAATAATCCACTAGATATTGAAGCAAAAGTTGATGAGTATAGAATTGTAGGATCTAGAGGTGCAGAAGTGGGTATCTCTAGCATTAGAGCTGGAGATGGTGTTATTTCATCAAATACAATCACGGTAACACTAAATGAACCATTAGATGGATTGGATGTTGATACTCCTATTCAAATCCAAGGTATTACTGTTAATGGATATACCGGACAATTTGTTGTTAGTGAAATAATTAGTGATACCGTAATTGAGTATCAATCTCAAACGGCACCATTAACTCCTTTACCATCCGTATCTGAAATTGCAGAAGCGAGTCTAAGTATAGTCGCTGATACCGTAACATCAGCATCTCCATATATCTTTAATATTTCTCTACGTTCCGTATATGGAATGTGTGGATTACATGCTGATGGAAGCAAAGCTGATGGATTTAAGAGTATTGTTGTAGCACAGTTCACTGGTATTGGTCTTCAAAAAGATAATAAGGCTTTCGTTAAGTATAACCCAGAGTCTGGATCATATGAAGATTCTTCTAGTATCGCTAATCTATATTCAGATTCTTTATCCAGATACAAACCATCTTATGAGAGTTATCATGTAAAGGCAAGTAATAATGCTTTCATTCAAATAGTTTCTGTATTTGCTATTGGTTATGGAGTTCATTTCCTCGCAACAAGTGGAGGAGATCTTTCCATAACAAACTCAAACTCCAACTTTGGAGCAAAATCTTTAGTATCAAAAGGATTTAGAAATAAATCTTTTCCAAAAGATGATGTTGGATATATTACTCATATAATTCCACCAAGAGAAACAGAATTTTCTGATATTAGTGTTGAATTTACCTCCATTGATATTCAACAGAGTGTCGGTGTTGGAACTACATCTCATCTTTATTTGTATAATGAAAAAAATCAAGTCATATCTCCAGAAACAGTAATTGATGGATATAGACTTGGAGCTAAACGAAATGATAGACTGTATGTTGATATAGAGGTTTCTGGAATATCAACTCAATATCAGGCTAGAATAGTGATGCCTGGTACTGAAACCAGTTATGAAAAGTCATTTACTGTTGCTAAGAAGGTAAATGGAATATCAAATGAAATAACAGCAAATACTATAACATTTATAGAAAATCATAGTTTTGAAAATGGCGAGACAATAAGAATAGTTAGTGATACTGGTCAAATACCAGATGGATTAATTAATGGTCAAGTTTATTATGCAATTACTAGTGGTTTGTCTGCAGATAAGATTCAAATTGCTAAAACATTTAATGATGCATTAATTGGACAAGAAACGACAATTTATAGCAATGAAACAAGCACTGTACGTGTTATTAGTAGAGTATCCGATAAGAAGTCTGGAGAAATTGGACATCCTATCCAATGGGATACTTTTAACAATCAGTGGTACGTTAATGTTTCTAGTACTGATAATACAATAACCCCATTACTATCATCGTTATCTGGACAATCTACACCAAGAACATATATTCTAAGACAACCAGATACTAGACCATTAACTGATAGAATATACAGATTGCGGTATGTAATACCAAAAGATACTCCGTTTACATCTAGACCCCCTACTGAAGGATATGTTATTCAAGAGTCTAGTGATGTGTTCAGTACCCAATCTGAAACTGAAAAATATTATAGTCTTTCCGAAAAAACACTTTCAGATAGTTCAGAGCTAAGAAACTTTAGATTTATATCAAATGCTACCTGGAGTGCTGGATCAGTTACCTTCACTACAGAACTTCCCCATAATTTGAGTATTGGATCTATTGTTTATATTGGTAATGTAACAAGTACTCAAAATCCATCTGGAGATGACTATGTTGCATATAATGGAGAATATTATGTTGATTCTATTCCAAATTCAAGGCAATTTGTAGTAGAGTTGTCGAGTGATCCTGGGACATTTACAAATAATACCTCAGTAAGAAATGAAAATCTACCTTATTTCTATAAGAGTAGATATACTGGAACATATACGATTTATAGGTCTGAGGAAGTTCAGAGATACGTTAGAGATCAACAAGATGGTGTATATTATTTAATAGTAACAAATACATCGAATACCCCTATAGTATCTCCTTTTGAACTTGAGAATTTTGGACAACCAATTCAGAATCTTTATCCACAGATCAATAGAGATAATCCAACAATAGATCCAAAGGCATCTGTATCATATGCTCTTCCCGATCCAGTTGGTCAGGTGATAGTAGATGATCCAGAATCTAGTATTACAAAAGAGACTATCAATAAAATCTACTCTGATTTTAATGTTGGTATTGCTATTACTAATATTATATCCACACCGTCTTCAGGAATAGCTCATACAATATACACTAGCATTGACCATAACTTAAATAGAATTTCAAAACTTTCCATTATTAATCCTGGATTTGGATATGGTAGTGGTTCTAATCAGGTAGTGTACAATGCATCTCTAGTAGGAACATCAAATTCTGTAACTGGAAATAATGCAACTGCTGTTATCAGTATTGATGGAACTGGATCACTTACTGGCGTCAAAGTTATGGACGGTGGAGGTGGTTATAATATTGGTGATAGATTATTTGTTGTTGGCGTTGGAACAACCGTAGGATATACTACAGCAATCGTAGAAGTTTCTAAGACTTATAATAATATTGGTGATACTCTTTATGTTAATAATATAGATTCACTATATGATGAGTATAATACTCTATACAGAATTACTGGTATATCAACATTAAGTCAAAGAGTCTTATTTGTCGAATCCTCTAGACAAATAAATGGTATCTCTACACTTGGAGTTGGACAAACAGTTGTTAATTCTGCGAAAGCATATATTTTAGGTCCAACTATTGGTATTTCTTCTTTATCATATAACCAAAATACTGGTGTTGTTTCCTTCACCACATTGCAAAATCACCCATTCTTACTTGGTGATAAAGTTAGAATTAGCGGTGCTAACTATAGCGGATACAATGATGATTTCATTGTTACTAAGTTTGTTAATAACACAAGATTTGAGGTTAATGTTGGTATTGGTACAACTGTTCCAAATGCACTAGGAACAATATATGCATATAAAAATGGATTTGATTCGCGTGGTGGATTAATTACAAGACAAAATGAAAGTATTTCTGGAAGACAAATTCCAACTTATGATAACCTAAGTACAACTCTTTCTGGTGCAGTTTCCTCAGCAGACATTGCAAATATCAGTCTCACATCAGTCAATGATCTTGACTTGGAGTTGGGTGATTATTTACAAATTAATGATGAGGTAATGAGAGTTAGAGAATCTGTTGATGGTAATCCAGTTTCTGTATTCAGAGGAGTTCTTGGATCCAGAAGAAGCACTCACAATGTTGGCGCTGTAGTTAGAAGAATTAGACCAATACCAGTAGAATTAAGAAGAAACTCTATTATCAGAGCATCTGGTCACACTTTCGAATATCTTGGATATGGTTCTGGAAATTATTCAACTGCTTTCCCAGAAAGGCAAGATAGACAACTAACTGCCCAAGAAGAACTTCTTTCTCAATCATCTAAAGTTGATGGTGGAGTTGTCGCATTCACTGCGATGAATAGTAATGGTGATTTCTATATTGGAAATAAAAAATTAAATTCCACAACAGGAAAAGAAGAAGTATTTGATGCTCCAGTTCCAACTGTAACTGGAGAAGATATTACATCTCCAGATTCTGTTGGATTTGATGTTCAAAATGTAGCGGAAACAACTGTAAGAAGATCAATAAAAGTTGAAGGTGGAACTGATGGAAACATTATTTCAGAATTCAATGGTCCAGTTATCTTTAATAACAAGGTAACATCAACTTCAACTAAAGGAATTGAAGCTGAATCTCTGTATCTGCAGGGAGATGTGAAAATTTCAAGAAAGTATACTACATCAAATACTAAGCCAACTTATGAAGGAAATGCGGGAGACGTAGTTTATAATGCATCTCCTGATAGTGGAGGAACTTTTGGATGGGTTTACACTACATCCAATAGATGGGAAGATTTTGGTCTTATTTCTGAAATAGTTCCATTATCTAGAAACCTTGGAATTTCTACTTACGGAGAATATCTTGGAGTTACAACTAGTTTAAATCTTATTGGACTTGGCGTATCTATTTCTGGTGGAGTAGATGTTAGTAGTGGAATTGCTACATTAACTTTATTCTCAAGTTCAGTAGAGCCACAATATCTACTTGTTGCTGGAGTATCAACATTCCAGAATGATGTTATAACTAATGATATTGTATTTGTTAATAGAGGAGCTGTAGTTGCAGGAGTGACTACATTTAATTCCCAAATTAGAGCAAATGCTGGTATTCAAGTTTTCAGTGGAGCATCCATTGACGATTTAAATGTTACTGGGTCAATCATTACTACGGAATTAAATACTACTAATTTTACAAATTCTACAGCAAACTTTGCTGGTGATGTATCTGCAGGAAATACATCAAGATCTGCAAACACAGTTATTCAGTCTCTATCAGGAGATAATAATACAGCAGGTTTTGAAGCATTTGGCGATACACAAGGGACTGGATATCTTTATGTTGGATCACGTTCAACAAGAGGTGGAGGAGTTTCTTATAATGGAAACCTGTCCCCATCTTTTGCATTAAATGAGGAAGCAGATTCTATTTCATTCTACAGAAGAAATTCTAGTATTAATAGTGTAGTATTTTCGTATCCATACAACTCCAATGATGTTACTTTTACTGGTAATATTTTTGCAAATGATATTACTATATCAAATGTTGCAGCATCTGGAAACTTATCAGTAACTGGTAGTATATCTACTTCCAGAAATATAAATTCTACTGGTATTTCTACACTACCAACTATTGTAACAAATTCAGTTAGTGTTAATAATTCACTGAATATTACTGGAACAGTATCCCAGAATGTAGTTTCTGTTGGAGTAGGAACTGTTATTAATTGCTCACTAGGTAATTACTTTACTGCTACTGTTAATTCTAATACTACATTCTCATTTAGTAATGTTCCTGCTTCTGGTGTATTTGGTGTTACGATTGAAATCACTCATGTATCTGGAAGTATTTCGTGGCCTTCTTCTGTTAAATTCCCAGAGGATCAAGCTCCCTTGTTAACAGCAGGAAAAACTCATCTATTCATGTTTGTTACCGATAATGGTGGATCCAGATGGAGAGGTGCCGCTCTATTTGATTATGTGGATTGATAGGACAGTTTAAAAGGTGTCCACTGAACCCATCGGATCGATCCGATGGGTTTTATAATATGGAGAGACGCAAGGCATTATGAGGTTTTCAAACCTAGATCGAATCCTATTTGTTGGAAGTTTTATGCTTCTTATGAATTGGGGAGTTCGTATTACTAATGCACTTTTAAATTATGCTTTCTCTTGAATTATCTGGTTACAATTATAGCAAAAAACTATGCAGAAGTATAGTCAATTGGTTTATTACTAAGCACTTACCAAATCATAAACTTTTTATTGAGGTAAATCATAGAGGACTTTATCGAGAAGGAGTTTATGGTTGGTGTACTGTAGAAGATTGCAATTATCGTCCTAGAGAATTTTTGATAGAAATTCATAATTTTCTTACAGTTGAAGACTATACCAAAACTTTATTGCATGAATTGTGGCATGTTTATCAGCATGTAAAGGGACACCTGAAAGATAAACATCAAAAACGTTTGTGGAAAGGTATTGATTATACTGATACTGACTATGAAAATCAACCTTGGGAAATTCAATCTCGATCAATGGAACAAGTTCTGTATCTGTATTACTTGACAGATACCCAGTGTCCTGTCTAGAATGCCTTTGTTGCGCTTAGAAAAAATCTAACTAAAATTAAAATGGAAACTAAAAAGAAAAAGTCTAAGATTGTCTGCGTTACACCAGTTTCAAGTAAAGCTAAAAATCGATTTTGCAACATTATGAATAATCTTCATAGTTGTGTTGTTGAGAATGAAAAAATTATCGATGGTGTTGAATGTTTCTTTTTAGTTTCTCTAAATAAACAGTACTGTTTTTGGATTCCTAAGGTAGGAAATGAGCATTGGAAAATTGAAAAATGAAAGCATCCAAATCAGATCTAATGCATCACAGATTGCAAGCTTGGCTTAGAGAAAACAGATGTAGTGATCTGGAGTATCTTGGCTTGCAAAATGGAGAACATTATTATAGAATAGGATCACATAGAGTACCAGTTTCAAATATTGAGGGGTTTGATTTAGCCGATGAGTAAACATCTTTTTAATAGTAATGCTGAAAAATTTTCAGCACCAATACAAGTGGAAACAACATGTCATTTTATGCCCATGTTCAGTGTGCCTCTTCTTCATATTAGGATTAACAATTGGGAAGAAAAAAAACAAGATTTGCTGCAAATTTATTCATATTCCAAGAAAAATGCAATTCAAATAGGCGGTCCTGGTGATGTAAATACGGATTATCATTATAATTCTAAAAATTGCAATTCATACAGTCCTGCAATTTATGATATTCTTGAAGAAGAAATTCTCCTAGCAAAAGATGTTCTTTTCAATAAAGATGATTTTGAGCAGAAAAAAGATCCAGGATCTGAATATATGTTAGCTCCAGATGATCTTGATGATATCGATCTTGTAATGGAGAATTCATGGTTTGAAACAAGCACAAAGTTAACTCATCACGAAGTTCATACTCATGGTCCTGTTGGATATAGTGTCGTTGTTTATATTCAATATGACGAGAGAGTTCATACACCAACTCAATTTGTGAATCCATATTTGTCCAATTTTATTGGTAATCCTCAAATTTATTCTCCTGCTCATCTGGTACAAGAAGGATCTATGATCTTATTTCCATCATCAGTTCTACATTACACATCTCCAAACTCTAGTGATGTTGAAAGAATTGTCCTCTCATTTAATTTTGTAACAAAAACAAAGTCAACTAGGGAGTATGTATTTGTATGATTCACTTTTTTCATTCTCCTTTTGTATTCTGGACAAAAGTTCCAAATCACAATCAACTAAAAGAATATCTTTTACCAAAAATTGAGAAAGATTATAGATTGAATGGTAAATCTTACCGAGATGAATCTTGTTGGGAATGCAACTCAACTTCATCTTTTCACTCCCCAGTTGATGTTGATAAGAGTATCTTAGCATATGAACCTCTTATTGATGCTATCTGGAATTCTTACTCTGAATTTATTGATGAATTGATTGATTCGCAAATGTTATGTACTGAGGCGGAAATTGGAAATTATTCTGAATCTAGTCTCAGTAATCTTTGGTATAATTATTACAATAAAGGAGAATTTCAAGAAACTCACGATCATAGCAATAAAAATGATTTCTCTGGCATCTATCTCCTTTCAATTCCAGAAGAATATAATACTACTGCTTGGTACAATTATAATGCAGCAATTACTCCATTTGAAAATGGTTTATATTTTGGACAAAAAGATGCCCAAGAGCATGGAATTGGTGAGGGACACATGCTCATTTTCCCATCAAAATTACTCCATCATGTACCACCCGCTTCTGGGACTAGGATAACTATTTCATATAATTTTAGATCTCCCAATGCCTAAAACATATGCAAAAGTAATAAAGAAATTTATTTCTGAAAATGAAATAGATTCATTAAATTTATGGTCTATTAATAATTTTCAAAAAAATAGACATCAATATCATGATCCTCATATGGATGACTATTATGAAGAAACTAGGTTTACTACAAGATTAGGAAACTCTGAGGATCACTCTAAAAAGGAATATCAAATTCAATATCCAAAAGTAGCTTTTGATATCCAAGATAGAATTATTGATTTATTTCGGATGGACGGAGTAAAAACTCCTCCATCTTATTTTAATGGTATTGTGAATGGAATTGGATTCGAAAATGGTTCAATATGTAAACATGTAGATCCAACATATTATGAAGGAACAGAGACCATGCACTGCAATATAATTACACAAAAAGCAGAGTCTGGTGGAATTACGATTATTGAAGATGTAGAATATGATATTGAGGAGGGAGACTTATTATGCTATATTGTCTCTAAACAATATCATGAGGTAACAAAGACAACTGGAAAAAGAAATAGGATTTTGTGGGTGTTTGGATTCTGTATAGATCAAGAAAAAATAAATCACATTTTTGGTGATTGATTAAATACTAACGGTAGCAATTAAGGACATGGACCAAAATCCAAAAATTATAGCAATAGATCTAATGATAGAAGATCTACATACCCGACATCATGAAATAAGATCTAATGCTAGTTATAATGAGTGTGCTGAAGAGTTGGAACTGATTAAAACTCAACTCATTGAATATTTGCACACAATGAGAAGTAATTTAGATGTTTAATACTTCATACTACTTATCAATCTTTTTTGTATTCATTGTACTTGCATATATGATCTCCGTAGATCAAAATGTGGCTAGGTATATAATTTTATTGGGTAAACAAATAAAGATATTTTTTGAAAGATTAATTTATATGATTAGATACCATCCTTCAAATCCAATAAGTAATTATCTTCTAACCAGAAGATCCTATAAAATAGCCAAAGAGTTACAAAAAGAATTTGAACTTAAAAATGAAAAAAGTGATTGATCAACAAGTCCACTCCGAAAAAAAATTTCATGAAGTGTTTCCATATGCACTAGAGTGGTTCGTTAAAGAAGGAAAGAAAAACCTTCAACATAACGCATATTTCCCATACGAAGATTATAGAAATGATTATGCAAGAAAACTTAAATCAAGTGGAGCAATTAAAATCAGAAGATACAAAACAGAACCTAAGTAAATTGTATGATGATTGCTTTTATGTCCAACAAAAAAAATATGGACTCTGGTATTCTACCGACAAAGAAGGACAGGGACTTATCACGGCTCTCACTGAAGAGCAATGTGTATCAGCAACCCGTTTTTATCTTAAGGGACGGCAGGAAGGTTTCTCTGAATCCAAAACTTATCAAGGCGAAGTGGGAGGGAAGTTGTGACTCATTCTCATAATGTATCAATTGAAAGAACATGTGGAGATTGCACATCCTGTTGTGAAGGGTGGTTATATGGTGAAGCATATGGACACCAATTTAATCCTGGTCAACCATGTTTTTATCTATGCAAAAGTGGTTGTTCAATTTATGAAAAAAGACCAGAAGATCCATGTAGATTATTTAAATGTGTGTGGCTTGAAGAAGCAGATGTGTTTCCAGAATGGATGAAACCTAGTGAATCTAATATTATTTGTATAGAGAGAGAATGGGTTAATGAAAAAAAGGAAACTACAGCATATCTAGCATTTACTGCTACTGGAAAAGAAATTGATACAAAAGCATATCATTGGATTATGAAATTTCATTATGAAAATAAAATCCCAATTACAGTTCAACTTCATGATGATATTGGAATCTATGGTCCAGATGAATTTATTGACTACATACGTAATACGTGATATAGTATAATTTTATATCAATTTTATGACTAAAAGAACTTATACGCAAAAAGATGGAACAATTTGGGAATGGGACGAGACTCCAGAACTTCTTCAGATCCTTAAAGAACTACACACAAACAACAACACACCCAGCACTGGATCCAACAACCCCGTGGTATGATTGTTTATGCTATTGCGAAATCTGCGAAAGTTTGGGACCAATTCCTGGGCAACCATCTATTCGCAGATTTATGGCTTATAGAAATTATTTAAAATCTGTTGGCGTACTGTGATGGTTAATAAACTCATAGAATGGTTTTTTTCTCCAACAGAAAAAATGATAGTTGAGGAAATTGATGTCTATTCAAAATTAATTGAATTAGAAGAAAAATACAATAAATTACTAGATGATGTGAAAATATTGCAGGAAGAAAATATAGAAACAACGAACATTCTTTACGAAATAGAAAATACACTGGATATGTATCAGAAAAATGATTAATATATTCGAAGTAAATGATCTATCAAACATGATAGAAGAAAGATTTGGAGATAGTAGAATATTCTATATGGATAATTTTTACAAGTATCCAGATCTAATTCGTGACCATATAATGAATACCAATTGTCCAGTATGGAAACAACAGGAAGGTAATGGAAATACTCATAATATGAGATATTTTGAGGATAGAAGGCATGAATTATTCTATGATGAATTGAAAGATGTCTTTTGGGATATAGTTGATATAATTGGAGATGGAAAAACAGTACCTCTAGATGATACTGAGTTCGTCACTAATATGACTAAATTCTATGATGTTCCATATAATGATTTTGAAAATAATTATTGGTGGCCTCACAGAGATGCGGGGTGGAACGGTATAGTATATTTTAATGATTATTCTGATGGTGAATGTGGGACCAACATTTATCAGAGAATGTATAAAGATCCAGACTATGATAATATCCCAGAACATTTGAATGCTTGGGTTCCAAAAGAGCATTGGAAAGTTATAGGAAAATTTAAATCAAAATATAATAGGTTCGTTTGTTTTGAAGGTGATAGATTCCATCATGGAATGAATATAACCGATAAAAGATATTTTGGGACAAAAGAGAGTAATAATTACAGGATTAATCAGGTATTCTTCTTCAAGGATAAAAACAAATAATATTATGGCCGTTCACAAACACAGAGTAAATCCTTACAGATCCAATATAGAAATATCGGATGTAGAAGCTTTTGATATTTTTCCTACAACAGTGTGGGCAGGAAAAGTTAATGTTGATAATGATGTTATATTAAATGAATGCTATTCTCTTCGAGATAAATATCCTGATGGAGTAAGAAAATCTAATTTTGGGGGATGGCAAAGTGATGTATATAATCTTGATGAAATTGTAACTGAAGTCGAACTCCCTGCAGTATCTGATCTAGGAACTAAAATATTATTTTTTGCTAATAAACTGTGTGAAGAAGAATTGAATTCACAAAGAATGTTCCAAGAATCTGGAACAGGATTTTGGATTAATATAAATGAACAATTTTGTTATAATGTACTTCATTCTCACCCAAAGTGTGATTTAATAGCTCTTTATTATGCAAAGATTAATTTTACGCAAGGTAACTTAAATTTGATGAGAAATGATGGGTCAGCTCACACTCTTCTTTATGAAAATTTAGATAATGGTAGTTTTTTTAAATTGAATGCTGAACCTGGAGTTGTATATCTATTTCCTGCTCATATTCTTCATTATGTTGAACCAAATCTTGTAGATGATACTAGAGTTTCTATCTCTTTTAATATTAGTTTCTAATTTAAATACTAAATAGTAAAAGCATAATTGGAGGATGAAATAAAAATATTATGTCAGTCTTAACAGTAGATGGTATTAATTTTAGCGATGGTACATCTCTAAATTCAAGATACGGAATTATACCTCAAAATTCTGTTGTAGTTTTCTATCAAGCGTCTGCTCCAACTGGATGGACTCAATTAACAACTCAAAATAATAAAGCTCTAAGGGTTGTTAGTGGAACTGGTGGAGGTTCTGGTGGAAGTATTGCCTTTACATCTGCTTTTCCCGGAACATTAAAACCAATCACAGGTATTGTAACGACAACAGGTACTGTTGGAGATACTACACTAATAACATCACAACTTCCATCTCACTCTCACGGGGCTGGATCTGAAGTCAACGTTAGACCAGGAGCTCCTAGTGTTACTGGACGTTTAGCAAACACTGATGCTCCAAATACTGGACTTACTGGTGGCGGATTACCTCATAATCACCCATTCGTTTCTGGAGACTCTCCTTGGTCAACTACAATTGACTTAAGAGTGCAGTATATTGATGTAATAATTTGTAGATTTAATTGATAAAAGATTAGGAGGAGGGTAATAAATGGCTATTTTAACAGCAACCAGTATAGTATTTGGGGATAGTTCCGCAATTAATTCCTTCTATGGAATTATACCTAAAAATACCACTGTGGTTTTTTATCAAGCAAATGCTCCGACTGGTTGGGCTAAAACTACATCTCAAGATAATAAAGCTCTTAGGGTTGTTAGTTCTACTGGTGGAGCTACTGGTGGAAATGTACCTTTTACTTCCGCCTTTCCTAGTGTATCAAATGTAAGTATTGCTGCTACAACAGTTGGTGTTGGTACTGTTGGAGATACTACATTAACTATTAGTCAAATAGCACCTCACGCTCACGGTTCAGGAGGAGCGAATACTGGTATTGCTGCGGGACCTGCTACTCCTTCTAGGTATCTGGAAAGAACTCCTATACAATATGGTATTAGGGTAGCTTACGCACAGGTTAGAAACTATCAACAACCACAAGCTTATAGACAACCTCAAACATATTCACAACCCCAATCATTTAGACAACCACAAGCGTATAGGCAACCAAAAACATATCAACAACCATTAACTTATCAGCAGCCATCTACTTATCGGCAACCATCAGTATATACAGTTCCTATTGTTAACAGACAACCGACTCAAACTCAACAACCATACAGAACTCCAGTAATTAGAAACTATCGTCAACCATTTACTTCTCCTGTTAACGCTGGTGTTCCTGTTCAGCAACCGAGATCATATCCATTTACAAGGAATTATCAGTCACCATTTACTTCTCCTATCAACACTCAATCTACAGTCGTAATTAACCGACAGGCTCCTTTTGGAAACAGAGGTCGAAATGTATTTGGGGAAAGGGATAGAAATAATAATGCTAGAAGAGGTCGAATTATCCGACCAAATAGGAATAGGGTAGTTCGTAACTATGCTCAACCAAGAAGTTATAGTTTTCCACAACCAAGATCTTATCAACAACCAAGAAGAAGCCCTATTAGTAGATCATTGCAGAACAATACTAGAGCAAACGTTCAGCAACCAAGATCTTATCAACAACCAAGAAGAAATCCAATTGCTGTTGGTTACAGACAACCAAGAACAACACCAGTTGTTGCTAGAAATCCACTAACATATCAGCAACCAAGGAATTTAAGAAGTCCTGCACCTAAAAGGACTCCTATTGTTAATAGATCACCGATTGTTAACCGAGTAATTGCGAACAAAAGAGTTATTGCAAATACTTATATTCAGGCATCCAAAAGAATCGTTGCTAACAAAAATGTTCCTCTTGTAAATTACAATCCCGTAAGATATCCACAATTAGTGAATGCTAGATATGCTACAAGAATACTTGTTCCTGGTGGGCAGATAAGAACTGCAAACACTAATGGTCCAGATACTGGATTAACAGGCGGTGATGGATCTCATAATCACCCATATACTGGCGGACTCATAAGTATTTCTTCCTCAGTAGATTTAAGAGTTCAATACATAGATGTTATTCTTTGCTATTTGCAATAAATACAGTATAATTTACATATTATTAATTTGACTTGTAATGAAAAATAATTATTGTCCATTGATTAAAAAAGAATGCATTCAAAATAAATGTGCATGGTATACTCATATTAGAGGTATAAATCCAAATACTGGACAAGAAGTTGATGAATGGAATTGCACCATTTCTTGGATTCCAATGCTTTTGATTGAAAATTCACAGCAGCAACGTTCTACTGGAGCAGCTGTTGAATCCTTTAGAAATGAAATGGTAAAAGCAAATGAAAGCAATCTAAATATTCTAGAAGCAGCAGCAAACATGTTTTATGGTGCATCTGAGGCAGTTGAAGAAATTAGGTTTTTTGAGGAGTCTCAGCAAAATCTAATTGAAAATAATGAAGAAGATCAAAACCTATTAAATCCTGAAGGAGGAAACTAGTAAAAATGAGAGTTACAATTATTCCTAGTGAAAAGAAAGTAGTAGTAGATGGTAGACCAATCATATTTGATTCTTGGAATTTTAATGATGGACACATTCATGCTATTCAATGGAATCACGATAAAGGTCATATTGAATTCGTAACTAGAGATCCTAATCAGGAAATCGAGTCTCTTGATTATATTCAAAAATATTTGGATATCTTTTTCGATGAAATTCCTAAGATCGAACAGATCCGTATGAAAAGGGAAGAGGAAGAGAGGCAGCGTAAAGAACAAGAGTCTCTCGAACTCCAAAGTGTAGATGAGGAAAAAGAGCAATTAAAGAAAATGGTAGAGCATACCATTGAAGAAAATAAAAAAATAAGAGAAGCAAAAAATGCATTAGAAGTGCAAAGAACAAAAGAAATTGTTGAAAGTGAAAATGAAGCGAGACGACTGGAAATCGAAAAGCAAAGATTAGAAGCAGAAAATAAGAGACTTCAATCAGAACAGGAGATTTCTGCTAGGGAAAAATTCTGGAATGAACATTTCCAAAAACAAAATGAAGATCTTTTAAAAGCTCATGATGAGATGGGGAAAGTAGCAGAAAAAGTAGATAATACAGTAAAATCTTATTTTGATAAAATTGATGAAAAGAAGAGTGTAATTGAAGAATCTATCAATGCACAAATCAATCAATTAAAAGAATCTGAGAATATTTTAAACGAAAAAAATAAATTATCTCAAGATGAAATTTCAGCGCAATATCAAAGAATTAATGAGTTAAATACAAAGTTAGCTGAAGAAAAGGAAATTACATTTACCGATATTAACAAGAGGTATGAAGAGCTTGAGGAAAGAACTTCTCAAATTCAAAGACTAAGAGATTTAGCTGAATCAAGTGCTCAATCAATGATTCAACAAAATGAACTTCAATTAGAGCAAATCAAATTGGAAAGAAAAAAGATTGATGAGATGAAACAAGCTCACGATCAATCAATTGAGATTATGACTCAAACTCTGGAACTTCAGAGATCTGAAATTGAAATTCATAGAAAAGAACTTGAAAATAGAGAGAAGGAACTTCAGTCTAAGATTGTTGAAAAAGATGTTGAATATGAAATGAGATCATATGAACAACTTAAGAATCTAGCAATTGAAAATCTTGTTGAGCAAGAGACACGAAATATTGTTAGAGATGAAGCTCAGAATAGAGCTGCAAAAGCAATTACTAAAATTGCACAATCTGAAGATCCACTAGATATCTTTAAGGCAGCTATGATGGATCCTACTATTACTCTAGAGACTTTACCAATAGACAAAATCATTGGATGGTTCTCTAAGATTCAGAAGGCACAAGAGCTATGTAAGAAGTATAATATTACCTATGAGCAACTTCTTGAGTCTAAAGAAATGAGAGATATGCTAAACTTTACTTTCTAATAAATTTTAATAGTTTATAATATAAGATAATGAATGATTTCTTACTAGAAAATAACCATATAGTAATTCCTAATTTCATATGCAGTGATAGAGCCAAAGAATTAGCAAGAGAGTTTAAGTTAGTATCCGAAGAATACAATTTTCCATCTGATAAACAAGCTCTAAACTCTCACAGTTGTTATAATTATCTTCCAGCTCTAGAATTACTATGTGAAAAAACATCACATGTTTCTGATATTATTGGAACACCAGTATTGCCTACTTACACCTATGGTAGAATATATAAAAATGATTCTGTATTAGAAAAGCATACTGATAGACCAGCTTGTGAAATATCAGCAACAGTTCATTTAGATGGAGATCGTCCGTGGTCAATATGGATAGAAACTCCAGAAGGAAATCCAAGATGTGTTAATCTAAATCCAGGAGACGCAATGATCTACCTTGGATGTGTTGCTCCTCATTGGAGAGATGCATATAGAGGAGAATGGTATGCTCAGTTTTTCACTCATTATGTGAGAGCATATGGACCATGTTCTGATGTTTACTTTGATAAGTATAAAGTAAGTAATAATGAAGAGTCAGCGATGCTCAAAAAATTATATGAAGAGCAAAGCACAAAAAATCTAGCATTAGAAAATAAATTGTTTGCTAGTTCAGATGATGTCCAACAATTCGAGCAACATTCGGACAATTTTGTAAAAAAGGTTTTAAAAAATAAAAACATTAAGGAAAAGGAGGTGAACGTGATGAGTCCAGCTATTACTTTTGAGAGTGAGTTAGAAGAACTAGTTAAAAAAATCGCTGGTAGTGTAAATAAAGAACCAGATAGTCCTATTGATAATGAGACAAATGAAAAAGCTTTTATCAATTACATTACTGATGAAAGTAAAGAAAATACTTCAGTAACAAAATCAATAAAGGATAAATTTATCTACAGAAAATTTGCTGAAGATAATAATGATAATGCATTGATTACTTCAACTACATCAACTACGAAACTATCTGACTATATCGTAGTAGTCGATGATGTTATTCCATTGGAATTGTGTGATGAAATATTGGATGAATATATTAATACTGATTTGTGGAACAATGCACTGACTGGTGGAGGTCTTGATAAAGAATCTAGACGTTGTAATGTAATTGGATTATCTGAACCAGAGGTTATCAACCAAAATCCAGATTATAGATCTAAGATAGATTCTGCACTCTATGAATGTGTGGCTAATGCATTATCAAAATATCAAGCAAAATTCCCATATTTTGATATAGAAATAAATGAAGACAGTGGATATGAATTACTAAGATATAAAACTGGAGATTTTTATGTTCAGCATACTGATTCATTTAAACAACAACCAAGAGCAATATCTTGTACAATGTGCCTAAATGATGATTATGGCGGTGGTGAATTTGGTTTCTTTGATAGAGAGGTTGTTCTTAGACCAAACAAAGGATCTGTAATTATGTTCCCATCAAACTTTATGTATCCCCATGAAGTAATGCCTGTAACTAGCGGAACTAGATATTCTATTATTACATGGTTAGTTTGATATGGATTTGGAGCATTCTCATCAGTTTTTTATTGGTTCGTATGATGATTGTTTAACAAAAGAAGAGTGTGATATTCTAATAGATTTTTTTGAAGGTAGAGGTGATAGGAAACACTTAGGTCTAAATCAATTTGATGAATATAAGCATCTTGGAAGACATGATCTTCAAATAAATCTATTAAACTTTAAAGATGATGAGAAAATCCAACCAGTTGTTACTAAACTTCTAGAATCTGTAGATAAGTGTGTAGAAGTCTATAAAAATGTATTTTTTACATATAATCAAATTTTATATTCTGATATTCTTGATAGACTAACTAACCCAGCAGTAAAAATTCAAAAAACTCCAATACGCGGAGGATATCATGTATGGCATTGTGAAACAACTGATGTTAGTTCTTTAGAAAGATCTCTAGCATGGATTTTATATTTAAATGATATTCCAGAGGGTGAAGGAGAGACTGAATTTTTATGGCAAGGTGTAAGAATTCAACCAAAAGTGGGAAGATGTGTTCTATGGCCTGCTCAATTTACTCATGTTCATAGAGGAAATCCTGTATATACAAAAGAGAAGTACATAGCAACTGGATGGATCTGTTATAAAGATGTTATAGAAAATCATGCACATTCTCCATTTATCTATGACCCACAAAGAGACTTTACCTGGAAAAAAACAACTGATGAGAGACTAAAGAGAGAGGGTTATAGGAGAAGAACTGAGGATGATTGACTAATCCTACAATTTACGATACAATTTGACTATGATACATACCTTAAAATAATGGCTCTATCAAAATCAGTCGAAGAATCTCTGAAAGAAGCAGAGGCTGCCCTAAGAAATGCATTAGCATATGCTGCCCGCCAAGAAAGACCCGTTGTTTGTAATGGGATCGCTGAAATGATTTGTAGGATTGATCAAATTCAATCCTTTGATGGTATTCTTGATAAAATTGAAGATATGAAAAATTCTGACGGAAAAAATTGGGGATCTTTCTTTTCGACGGATGGTTGATAATGGCTTTACCAAAGGATTTTGATGGTAAGTTTACTCTTAAAAAATCAAATGGTTTTGGGTTCTTACCAGAAGATGATTCTTCAGATATCTTTACCGTTTGGTTTTATCGAAGAGAGAGTGAAAATAAAACCATTAAAGAGTTTTTAGATAGTCTAGATCCAGAAAATATTGGATTTGATAAACCTTCAAATCAATTATTCTATAAATCTATTTCAGGTCAGATTTATAGAATGGATTTTACCAAGGTCAAATAATATTACAAATCGTAACACAATCCCAAAGAGAACATTAAGTTTCTAGATAGTAGTGTATTGGTATGCTAACATTGAGATATATCGCAAAGAGACCATGACCTACTTCCAAAATAAAGATAAAAATCTAACAGATGATGAGTGGAATGAGATGAATGCTCTGAGAACGGTTATGAATCAAAATCCAGCAGCTTTGCACCCAGATAAAATGGAACAATTCACTGAATATCTCATTCGTTCCATGCGAGGAACGGATCAATAAGTGGCACACTGGTGGTTGCAGGACACCCCTCTTGCCCTATAATACTCTCATACGCAACAAACTGATGATCACTCCCACTCGCCAAGAGTTCAGCGACTTCTGTGCTCAGCGTGATGCTCAAAATACTATTCATCTTAATATTGTTAAGTATGGTCTGATGTTGTGTGATGCTTTGACTGCTGATGCTAGTCACCTTAAAGCAGCAAACTATGGGTTTGAACTCGACTCTTCTGGTCGAAAGTACCATAAAGTTTTCATGTATATTAATGGTCGTCGTGATAGCATTCACGCTTTTATTGATAAGAAGACTGGTGATGTATTGAAACCTGCTAGCGTAAAAGCACCCGCTAAGGGTGTTCGTTACAATGTTCTCTCTATTCCTTCCCGTGAATCAATGTTTGAGCGTTGTGATTGGGCAGGTGGTTATCTTTATAAGTAATAGTAAATGATAAAACAAGTATGAAATTTCTTTTACTGTTGCCGATTGTATTCACATCAATACCATCACATGCGATTACCTGGAAAGAGTTTTGGGAACCTTTTGATAGTGAAATTCATGTATACCAAAGTCCACCTATGTGTAGAAGACGTGTATATAGAGAGCAATATGTACCAGGAACAGAATGGAATCCTGGATATGTTAGACGTTGGTATGATGTAGTCAGACAACCTTGTAGTTCACGTTATTGATCATGCCTACTTACAAAGCAGAAATTAAAACAGTTCCAACGGGATCTAGTTATACTGTAACTGTAGAATCTGGATCTATGAGTACCGCTAGACAAGAGATTGAGCATCTTTATGAACCAATTTACATTCGAAATTTACGTCAAGTTGGATCTGAATCTGGTAGTGATGGATCTATCGAAGGTACATGGTTTCTAATTGCTATTTTAGTTACAATTGTTATTGCAATTCAATTCTGGCCTATCACACTTGCACTTCTGGTAATTTGGGGTCTTTATAAGATTTTTAGTTGAGCTGTGACGGTTTAGAAACCTGCACACAGGGTTCCTTCGGGGACCCTTTTTTGCTATAATACTCTCATACGCGATGAATCCAGTGATCCAACTCCGTCCCCACCAGACCCGCGCTACTGCTGCTATGGAAAAGTATAGCAAAGGTCAGGTTATCGTTCCTACTGGCGGCGGCAAGACTCTGAAGATGATCTTCGACGCTATCCGCCAATTCAAGTCTGAAACTGCTCAGACCATTGTTATCGTTGCTCCTCGCATCCTTCTTGCCGAGCAACTCTCCTCTGAGTTTCTTGAGCACATTGTTGATGTTGAGGTGATGCACGTTCACAGTGGTGAAACTCATCACTTCAGCACCACTAAAGTGTCTGAAATTCAAGCTCACGATGCTGCTTGTAAGGTTGCAAATCGCCACCAACTTATTTTCACCACCTACAACTCTTTGAATCGCCTGCAGGCAGCACAAATTGATGTTGATACCATTTATTTCGATGAAGCACACAATTCAGTCCAACGTCACTTTTTCCCTGCTACGGAGTATTTCTCTTCTGCTTCTAACCGCTGCTATTTCTTCACTGCTACTCCTAAGCATTCTGCTACTATTTCCAAACCTGGGATGAACGATACTGCCGTTTATGGTCAGGTAATTTGTCAAGTTCCTGCTCCCGAACTTGTGCAGGGTGGTTTCATCATTCCCCCTAAAGTTGTGGTCAAGCAGATGCAACTTGCTAGCAACTTCACTAGTGTTGCTGCTCGTGACTCTGTGAATCTTCTGGAGACTATCGACGACAATCAGTGCGACAAAGTTCTGGTCTGCGCTAAGTCTACCAAGAATATTGTTAACCTCATCTCTGAGTCTGATTTCATCACTCAACTGCAGTTCCGTGGTTACTCTTACATGTATATTACAGCAAAGACTGGTGCTGTGATTGATGGTCAGAAGGTCAATCGTGAAGTGTTCTTCGACACTCTCAGCGACTGGGGTAAGGATGACTCTAAAAAGTTTGTTGTTCTTCACCACAGCATCCTTTCTGAAGGCATCAATGTGTCTGGTCTCAATGCTGTGATCTTTATGCGTTCGATGGACTACATCGGCATCTCTCAAACTATCGGTCGTGTGATTCGTCTGCACAAAGATGATGCTGCTGGACTTCGCTCTGGTACTATCACTCCTGGTGCTCTCGATCAGTACACCAAATCGTTTGGTCTTGTATGTGTCCCTGTGTTCGACAAGGTAGGTATCAGCACTGCCCAGAAGATTCAGAACGTCGTTGATATTGTCTTCGAGCAGGGCGATGCAGCAGTTTCCGTTGTGAAGCGGTGACCCCCTGGGGTCTCACCCTAGACCCACTGAGAACCCAGTCTTGGCCTAGGGTGAAAACCCGATTTTTTTGTAATTTCACCCGACAGACCCTAGTGGTCCTCCACCCCAAATAAAAATGAGGATTTTATGAAAGAAGGATTTATCGTGGGGCAAGGCACCTACGCTGCTATTCCCTACGGGAACCAACTTATGGTAATATATAATGGTCAACAGTTAAAAGTCTGTAGAACTGAAAAGTCTGCACGGGACTTTATTGCTAAGCACAAGAAGAATCCAAACATTATATGAGCGTACAAATTTTACAGAAACCCGTAGAAGAAGTTGGTAGTATTGATCAAACTTTTGATCTGATCTACATGGATCCTCCCTTTGGATTGCAGAGGGATTTTACCATGCAAGAGGAAGATGGTGAAGAAAAGGGATTCTCAGATACCTGGAGTTCTTTCGACGATTATATCGATTGGTATGCGGGTGTAATCAACAACTGTTGGGCAAAACTCAACAAAGATGGGTGGCTTTATGCTCACAACAATTTCATTGGAAATGCTCTGGTTCTGTCCAAGGTAGATCCTAAGATTAGAGATGCATTCTACACTAACATCTCATGGAAACGCAGCGGTCCTAAGAACAACATCAAAAACGGTTGGGGTAATATTGTAGATTCGATTGTTGTTTTCAGGAAAGGTAGTCCATACTTTGAGGTTGAGTATACCTCTCTTGACCCAGTGTATGCTGCTAACAGCTTTAACAATAAGGATGAGGTTGGTTACTATGCCTTAGCAAAGGTTACAGGCGAAAAGAGTCGCCCCTGTGCTCGGTTTGAGTACAAAGGATACAATCCTCAGTATGGATTCCGTATAACAAAGGAAAAACTTGAAAATTTGGACGAGCAGGGTCTATTGCACTTCGGTAGCAATAACATTTACAAAAAAATCTATTCTCATGAGTCTAAGGGCGTCCCTGTACAAAATCTATGGGATGATGTATACTTTATCAGTAGATCTGAGAAGAATAAGCGAAAGTATCCCACACAAAAGCCACTGAAACTATTAGAACGTATTATAAAGTCATCTTGTCCAGAGGGTGGTTGGGTGCTTGACCCCTTCTGTGGATCTGGGACTACAGCAATTTCTTCATTAAATCTAAATAGAAACTGCATCAGCTTGGATGTAAATCCAGATGCTATAAAAATAGCGGAAGATTCAATCAATGAGTTAAACAATCCGCTAACAAAAGTTCTTTATAGTTAATATGAAAAACAAAAAATACCTCCTATATTTCCTTGGGTGTATTCTATTTTCATTAGGAGCAACATTCTTTATTGCATCTAATCTTGGAACAAATCCATTAGATGTATTCACAACTGGTATTCGTAAACAATTTGGATTATTAATTGGAACAACTCAATCTTTATTTGCGATTGTATGTCTAATTATTTGGACGATCATTTACAAGTTTAAACGTATTCCACCAATTTCTACATTTCTAACATTCTTTCTTTGTGGGTATCTCATTGATTTCTTCCTATTTCTCACTGGAGAACAAACACCACTTAATTCATGGGTAGAACTTTGTATTGCATTGTTCTTATGTACTGAAGCGAGTGCATTGATTATCATGAGTGGATTTGGTATCCGAGCAATGGATCTTGTAGCGATTGCATTAACTGATAAAACAGGATTACCTTTCTGGGTATACAAAGGTATCGCAGAAGTTTTATTGTTCACTGTTGGTTGGGCATTAGGTGGAATGTTTGGTATTGGTACGATTGCGTTCTTATTCTTTGTTGGATGGATGATACAACCATTCATTTATGTAAATCAAAGACTAGGTGTACCAAACTATGGTCCAGTGGGACTATTAAACAAAGTTAAAGAGGAATCAATTAAAGTTTGATCAAATGACTAATCTAACTGTGAACAATCTCTCATATGAAGAGTTAGTATTACTTCAGGAAATTATGCATTATATTAATACTGAAGGAATCTATCTTGATTATGATTTTAAGACCTTTGATTCTTTATTTGAGAAGATAATGATCTCTTGATAATGGACAGTTGATCAACTGTCCACTCTTCTCTGAAATGGTCCCAGAACCTCTGTATAATAACAGAGTTAAATCAAAACGAACATGAGCGAAGAAGCAGCAGACCTTTTGAACTTCTACCTCTATGAGTCTGAAACATCTAAAGAATTCTGGGATGATATTGAATCTTCTGCTGCTAAGTATGAAGTAACAGTTGATTACTATCTCGCAGAATTTGTATGACCTTTATTGTTGGATTTGCACTTGGAGTGCTTGTAACAATTGCATATTCTCTTCTTTCGATTGCATCAGATGCAGATGATCACCAGGAAAATTTAGATGACTGATGAAGTTAAACTGATTTTAGCACTTCAGCAGATTGATAACCTTACATCTCTAATTGAAGGAAATGAGTACCAACATTTTTTATATTCACATTTAATTTCCGTTAGAGTAGAACTGCAGAGGCAGTTGACAAACACTAAACAAACATTTATTATTGAGGAGTAATTTGACTAAAGAAATGAAAAAAATCTACATCGTTGATCATTATCTTCCATTTCCCACATCAGAATATGGTGGTCTTTGGGTTGTTCTTGCGGATGATGATGATGAATGCTTTGATCTGATCGCTGATTATGATGGTTCAGCCGAATATAATCAACAGCACTTCGCAACTCTAAAGGAGAACATTATCAAGGCTAGAATTTTCTCTGTAGAGAGTACCGAAGAATCCTATGTTGTAGACTCATTTACTACCTGATGAAAGTTCCTAAACTTCCATACAAACCTCCAAAAGGATATTGGTATGAAGCTGAACAATTCAAACGTGGTGTTATTCGAATTATGCTCTGTACTGATAGAAAATTCGATTATAATAACGGAAAACCAACAAAAACAATTCACTCCTTTTACAAACTAAAAACTGAAGAGTTTTATTCCCCTGTTAACTCTACGACGATCGGTGAAGTTGTAGATATAAACGACACTCGACCATGGACAACCATGCCGATTAAAATTAGTCCTTTGATGAAATTTTTCCAATGAATCAACGTAGTTATGAACTTTGCATTCAAGTCATTGAAGAGTATTATTGCGATAGAATGAGTCAATTAGTAGATCAAGGAAGGATTGAAGATTCTGACTCTATTTTTAGGGAATTTGTATTGGATTCTGAAAATCCAGATGAATGGACCTTTGCAGAAGATTTGACCAATGTTCACTGAAGGAATGAAAGTCTCGTATAAAAATATGCGAGGAGTAATTGACTTCATTGATGAACAATATCTTGTGATACATGTTTCTGCTATAGATAATAGGATGGGAGCTAGAATGTTAGTCTACAAGTCTGATCAGAAAAAAATAAAGATCCTGTAGACGCTTTAATAACTGGCACACACTCATTTCCGATCCACCCAACCATCCCTTATAATACTAAGGTAATCGAGAGACGCCCCATGCAACTGTCTTCTATCTCCCAAATCGACGGCAAACCCTCCATGACTGTTGATTACTTTCCTGTTAAGGACAGCACCCAATTTATGTTCAAGGTGCTCAAGTTCCGTGGGGTCGATGCTATGTCCTACAAGTGCATCCCCATGCGTGAGTTCCACCGCGAGATGGATGAGCGTATTGGTATGGGTTGGGAGGTGACTGGTTTCAACACTGAGATCAAGAATGTTAATCCTATGATGGGTGCTTGCTGATGTCTATCATACTGCCCTTCCTGATAATTTCTGCAGGTGTTGGTTGGGCATGTTTTTGTCTTTTTTCTAACTTTTTCAACTACCTACCAAAAGAATAATGTCTACAAGAAGCAGAATCGGAATTCAACTCTCTGATAATTCGATCCTCTCTGTTTATCATCATTATGATGGTTATCCTGAGTGGTTGGGTCGTATTCTTAAAACTCACTACAACGTCAGAGATAAAGTTGAGGAACTAATTGATGGTGGAGATATGACTTCATGTTGGACTGATAATCGTTGGGATGATAGTGCAGATGGATCTTATGGTCCACAATACTACAGTCAGCGTGGTGAAGATTGTCCTCCCAGACATGATGATAATATCTACGACTATCTTGCTGATGGAGAAGAGTATGCATATCTATACACCTTAAGAGAAGGTTGGGTATGTTACGACCGCAAAGATTATGGAAATAAATATCCCGAAATTGTTGAAATCTCAGACTCTCCTCTCCACGTTTGATTATGAACATCAATCTTCCTGCAAAGTACATTTTTGCATTCACAACTTTAATATCTCTGTTTTTTGGGTACAATGCATGGTTGATCCAACGTGATTTTGAAATGTTCAATGCATATGATAAAGTATGTGCTGAACTACCTAAACCACATCCTGATTGTAGATACGCAAAATGAAAAAAATTCTAGCTTTGATTGCTATTCTTTCTTTTTCGCCCGCATTAGCAAATACACAACAAACATATCGTCCTTTCCGATACGAAACTCCTTGTCTTCTTGAGGCAGGTATTCAAACTTATCCTGATATCTGTGTTGTTATTGAAACTCGTGAAAAAGGTGGAGCACTTCGCACTCGTAACATTTATTCTAACAAACATGGTCTGACTATTAAAGGACGATTTGATAAAGAAAAAGGTTATATGACTTGGGACTCTCACAATAAGTATGAATACAAATGGGAGTATAAAATTGGTGGAACTGGTGGTACTGATGGTCTTGGTGCGTGGACTTATGTAATGCCTGGTTTTCTTATTCAAAATGTTAGTTGGGATTGATTTATATGGTTGAAACTTTGATTGCTGGTCTTGCTTGTGGTATTGCTACATACTATGGAATTGGAGATGGTTTCCATGGACAAAAAACCGCCAATGGTGAACGGTTTGATGCTTATCGTTGGACTGCAGCTCATCCTTATCTTCCTATGGGTACGAGGATTAGGGTAACTAATCAAGATAACATGAAGCAAGTAATTGTCCGTGTAAACGATCGGGGCCCTTTTTCTCATGCTGATCTGGATCTCTCTTATGCTGCTTTTGCTCACATTGAATCTGCACGTAAAGGAAACGCCACAGTCTGCTGGAGAGTAATTGGATGACTACAATTATTTCTTCTTGGATTTTAGCAACTTGTTTAGATGGAAATATAATCTGCGAGCGTAATATGAAAGTCCCTGCTATCAAGCATTATGAACCAGGAAAAGCATGTTATATTGAAGGTGTATTTTACCAATCTTGTCCACAAATGAATTATAAAAAATGAAAACTTCTACTGCTGTTGGTGTAATCTTTGTTGCGATTGTTCTTGTAACAGTCAGTATCTTATTTGAAGCATGGTTACTTGGTCTGATTCTATCTTGGTTTAATGTATCCTTGACTTTCTGGCAGAACCTTGCTATTGTGGTTCTTGCTAATATGATTTTTAAAAATACTGGAGGATCTTCAAAATGACTCGTTACAATGATCCTAACACTCCTGTTGCTATTGTTCTTGGTGGTGGATTTGTAGTTGTTGTTGCTCTACTATTCTTTGGTGGACCACTATACAATGTATGGCAACAATCTCTTGCTGGTAAAGCAGAACTTCAGAAGGCAGAATATACTCGCCAAGTAGCAGTTCTGGAAGCACAAGCAAAAAAAGATAGTGCTCAACAACTTGCTGATGCTGAAATCATCCGTGCTACTGGTGTTGCTAAAGCAAACCAAATCATCGGTAATAGTCTCAAAGACAACCGTGAGTATCTTCAGTATCTGTATATCACTGGTCTTGAAGACGGTAGCAAGAATGGTAATGTAACCATCTATGTACCTACCGAAGGTGGTATGCCTGTTCCCACACTACAGATGAACAAGTGAAACTAATCACATTCAAACATCGCTACGATTACGGTCATGATTGGTATGTTCAAGTCCTTCACACAAAAAACTGGGCATTGTTTCAGGGTTCTGTGAGTTGGAATGATTATGCCAGTTGGCCATATCTCCAAATTAAATCTGGATGTGGTGGAGTATTAAGTGTAATATTCTGGGTATATAAATTTGGGATTGATCTTGGATTCTTTGAACGTACATGGAATTGGGATTATCTTGAGGATGTAAAAGATTTTGATTTTGTTAAATCGGATGAATGCTAATGTACAGCACACCAGTTAGATCAACAGCACCAAAAAAGAATAATAGAACCACCCTCAACTGGTGGGAATACTGGATTGGTCATTGTTGGATGACTGGATGGCAAACTATTCGTATCAACTTTAGAGTATGGGCAGATCTGATGGGATCATCTTATGTAGATTATTCTCTACTTAAAGATGTTGATCCAGAACAAGAATGTATTGAATGGTTCTGGGTTGGATTGAATGATGATGATGTTTATCCTAGAGAATTCCTTGAAGGGTTGATGGAAATGATGGATCGTATTGATCGTGGTGAAGAGAAACTCATTCCACTTGATGAGGATTTCTTTGATAGGTTGAAAGAACTTACTGATGGTGTAGAATTAAATGACGATTGGGACACCCAATGAACTGGCACACTCGCTGTTGTGGTGAGTGTTTTTTGTCCTATAATACTAAGGTAATCGAGAGACGCCTCCCATGGTCTTCCACTACACTGCTGGCCGCGGTAAGCAAGGTATCCTAACCTTAGTTCCTTCTATGTCTCTCTCCAACCCTACCTACGTTGCAGTGGCGACTGTAGAAGGTAAAAGTATGGTTGTGAGTAATCCTCGTCCATTGGATGAGGCAATGGTGTGGGCTCGCCAATGGTGTGGTTCTTTTTCTATTCTTTGAACATCAGTATGACTTACGACCAACTCTACGATCACATTACCTTTTATGTTGATCAAGAACTTGATACCAAGCGTAAATCGTGTTTAATTCTTGGTGCATTTATGGAGTTTATTCTTGACTGCCAAGATGAAGGTGTTGATGCTAATGAGATTGATTTGACTTATTTTGTGGGTGAAAAACTTGATGAACTGGAGGGCAAATGAGATTTCGTGATATTGAGTTCCGTTGGAGTAAATGCAACAACAAGTATGAACTCGTCAAGTGGTATCAATCTAATGGTTCGGGACAAGAGAACTGTTATGTGATTGCCTTCTTCAATAAAGGTAAAGAATGCTACGATATGGAAACTGTAGGTGATAGGTTCTTTGAGGATAAAGATGCTTGGGTTGTTGGTAAGTATGGTTTGGAGTTTCTAAATGAAGTCTTTGAGATTGAAAGGATTGAAGAGGAACTGAAATAGGACACTTGAAGAACTGGCACAGGGCATCTCCACAGGTGCCCTTTTTGCCTTATAATGACTTCATAAGCAACCAAACCGATGGACTACGAAACTGAAATCATAGATGGACGCAAAGCAGTTGTCCGTCATTTCTTTGAACCACACGAAATCCAAGTTGGTTCTCGTTGGGCACGGGCAGATGGTTCCAAAGGTTATGTGACCGTTGAGGGTTTCAATTCTTATGGAGAAACAGACCCTTGGCATGAAGTTGTGTATTCTTGGGAAGAAAATGGTGTGAAGAAAATCTGGCAAAAAGAAAATTTTATTTTTCAGTGTCTTTATTGTTTGATTGTAGAATGAATTACCTCTGCATTGTTGATGGTGTCGTAGAATACGGCAGCACAGACCTCAACGACTTCAACCATTATCGTATGGTGTATTACGAAGACCACAAAGATGCTGAAAATGTAGAGTATCTTGTGCTGACTGATGAAGCATA